ATGACGGTCGAGGATGCGATCGCCTTGATGGCGAAGCACGTCCCCGCTAAGGATCTGGATGAAGCACTATCCTTCCTAGAGATGGACCGGATGGGCGAAGGCTATTACAAGGGGCGCAACTGGTCGATTACGTTTCGCGTCGCGAATGGATGAAGGACTGGCTGATCTATGCCCTCTTCGGAATCTCTATCCTCGCCGGGATCGGCAGCCTCGTCGGCCACCCGGCGCAGCTCTTCGGCTGGTTCTAGTACCATCAAGCAAAAAGGGCCGCCCCGTCTCCGGAGCGGCCCTGTTTGCTAATCAGCACTTCCTACCCGCGCTTGCTGCGGATGATCTCCTCCTTCAGCGAAGCAAGCGCGTGGGTGACTTCCTTCAGCGCGTCGGTCAGATCCTCGACCGCCCGCTCCATCGACTTCCGGTAGTTCAGGTTTTCGACTGAGGCCGCCTCCACCGCGGAAGAAAGCGACTTCACGCCGGCCTCGAGAGCTTTGGCCGTGCTGCTGTCGATCAGAGCGCCGGCGATCTCAACGGCGTCCCCTCCAGTGTTCGTTGTCGACCGCCGACCGCTGCGACCGGACTTGAGCCCGAGACCTGCCGCCAGTCCGACGACGAGGATGACGATAGCGTTTGCGATCTTCTCATAGTCCAACGCTGCCCAGTCCATCAGCCCGCATCCAATCCCTGCTTTCCAACATCAGCCCAGGACCGATGCGTATTGAAGATTTCGAGCAAGACCATCGTCGACCAGCCGATCACCCCGGAGGGCGCGCCGCCGGTCGTCAACCAGGCCATCAGGAAGCCGAGAGTGACTTGAGACCAGACAGCCGCGCCGATCAGAGATGCGGTCGCCCGGATATGCGGCGAGAAGACGAACCCCCGGAACGTGCCGTTGATGGTGAGAGCAAATAGGCGAGCAAGACCGCACCCGGACAGGAACCACGCCCAGGTAGATTCCTCCCCCCAGTCCGCGAGAACCGCAAAGGAGGGAGAGGTCGTAAACATGTCCGGATCGAGCTGCAGCACGAACCAGAGCCCGAATGCGGGCCAAAGCATCACCCACTCCGAAGCGCGGATCTTGAAGTGGTCTGCCACCCCATCATAGACGCGGCGGAGCACGATCATGACGGCGCCTTCTTCACCGTGCGGATAAGGGTGTTTCCGCCCATGTAAAGTCCGGTATAGATCGTGAAGATCGCGAGGAAGTTGGTGATGTCGAGCCCGACCTCGACCTGTACCGTCGAGCCCAACCCCCAGAGAAGGGCGTTGAACAGCGGCCGCAGGAACATCAGCCAAGCGACGCAGACCAGCATCAGCCACATGCCGGCCGGCCGCCACATCCAGCCGAACCGCCCTTCCTTGCTCATCTCGGCGAGCTGCAGGCGGTTTGCCTCCTTCTGCGCCTCGACATGAGCGAGGATCAGCTCAGGCGACTGCTGCTCGACCGCCAGCACGGCCGCCTCAATCTGGGGCTCCGGCAGAGAAGGGATCTTCTCCGGCGTCACGCCGGCTTTCTCGGCGATCGCATCGATGACGGTCCCGCCGATCTCGCCAGCCCTGCCGCCGAGCTGCTTCTCCAGGATGCCCTTGACGATCGGCGCCCCGGCCTTCGCCGCAGCGCCGATCAGGATAGAAACGATCGGCCCCATGTCACACCCCCTCGATTTCGCGGCGCAGCGCCTTGACGCGGCGGATGATCCATTCTCCGCCGAGCAGGATCACAGCCATGGCGAAGACGAAGAGAACGCCCATCAGAATGAGAGAGTCCCGATCCATCCCGGCAAGCCAGGTCAACGCCGTCGCAGCAATGCCACCCGTGCCGAAGATCCCAGTGACCCAGTTGGTTTTCTGGCGCACTTCCTTTTCGACCTGCGCTGGCACGACTGGCCGGTCGACAGGTACCGAAACGGTCACCTCTTTCTCGACGATGGTCTCTTCCACGACAGGCGCCGATCGGACGCCGGCGCCGGCGCCACCGCCCAGCGCGACCAGGCGCGTGTGAAGCGCAGCCCGCGTCTTCGGCCCGACATCGCCGTCGGCCGCAAGCCCGTGATCGCGCTGAAACCGCTCGACCTCGCCGGAGCTGACGCCATAACCGCAGACGACGAGGGCAAGCCGACCGTAATAGTCCATCCGATCGGCGAGGCCATTCTTGCCGCCGTTGATCTTGCGCGTGATCGTCTCGATGTCATTCTGGTCGGCCCACTGGTTGAGATTGCGAGTCGTCCAGTAACAGATCGGCACAAGCCCTTCCCATGGATCGGTGTTGACCGCATCCGGGCTCTTGACGAAGTCTGGGCAGTTATAGCCGCGCTCACGGCACCATTCGCGGAAGGAGGCATAATTTGCCTTCCCCGTCAGCTGGATCGGGCCGCGACCACGATACTTGTGGCCGTCGCCATCCTTCTCCGGTGTGTTGCCGAGATCTGTGCGGGTGTCGTATCGCTGCTGCGCCGGCGTCGGGCCCCAGATCTCCTGATCCCACTTGAAGGAACCGCTCTCGTGCATCAGCTGCGCCAGGTAATGTACCAGGCGATGCAGCCGGTCGAGGCCGACGTCGACGGCATAGCGGTCGAGCGAGGTAAGGACCGAGTTGAGGTTTGCCTCGCTCCCCTTGTTCTTTGCAGCCAAGCGAATTTGCTCCGCCGTGATGGGCAGGTTCATCTGTTCTCTCCATGTTGATGGTGTTGTTGAAGGGCTTGGAGCGGTCCGCTCGGCTATCGTGTTTGCAGGATGCTAAACCGCAGCCACAGCTGGAAAACGTGAGTACCTATCTGGACTGTCACTTCACGAAATGCTTTGTTCCCCCACAACCTAGGGAGGGGGAACATGCCAACTTTACTCGTAGCGCTCTTGGCAGCAGCTCCATCGGTCGCAATTGATGGGCCGATGACGCCTTGGCGGGGTTCGGAGACTGCGCAAAGCTGGTCCTGCCAACCCAGAAAGACTTGTGGTCGCATCCAGTCTTGCGAAGAGGCGGAGTGGTATCTTGCAAACTGCTCTTGGGGCGGTCGCCTCGATGGCGATTCCGACGGCATTCCCTGCGAGAAACTATGCTGAGGGCCATTGCAATCGCGCTTCTTGCTCTGACAGCCGTACCTGCGTTAGCTCAGGGGCCGCTTGTTGGGAGAGCTTCTGTCGTTGACGGTGACACGGTAGAGATCGCCGGCCAGCGCATCCGCATTCAGGGGATAGACGCGCCAGAAAGCTGGCAAGGCTGCTGGGAGGCCAGCGGAAAGATGTACAGATGCGGCCAAGTTGCCGCTAACGCGCTAGACGGTTTCCTTGCTGCCTCACGTCCGACAAGGTGCGAATTCATCGAATGGGACCGTTACCACCGTATGGTGGCAGATTGCTTCCGTGCCGATGGGGCCAGTGTCGCCGAGTGGATGGTCCGATCAGGCCATGCTTTAGACTACAAGCGATACAGCAAGGGCGCCTATGCCCAGGCCGAAAAGGAGGCTGAGGCCGAAAAGGCAGGCATCTGGCAAGGTAAGTTCGATGCTCCGTGGGATGCACGCAAGCAGTGAGCTATTCTGCGCGGCCCTGCGCCCTCGCCTTGGGCTAGGTTAATTCTCATCGGTTCGCCCATATCGGCGGTTGTATTCTGCGAAACTGTCCGATCGGCCCTGAGCGGGTGAAGTATTCACGCCACCAGCTGCCCCGCCGGATGTTCCACCCTCGCCACCGGCGAAGGTGCCGGTCTTGTCGGTCGACGGCTGACGATCATCCTTGCCGGCCCCCTCGGTCGGCTGCTTGATCTCCAGCCGCATCGTTGCCCCGCCGGAGCGATCGGCTTTCTTGTCGACGCCGCTGATCCGGTAGACACCATCGATGCCCGGCCGGGCGCCCTTCATGATGAAGGTGCCCTCCGCCTGCGCCGTCGCGTCGAGATCCATCTCGACCGATCCCTGACCGCCTTCGCGTTCGCTGTTGGTCTTGCGCCCCTCGGCGACAGCCTTGGCCTGATCCTTGTCGGCAACCGTCGTGCGTACCTCGCTGGCGGCCTCCGCCTCGACACCCGTCTCGACCTCGATCTCCTTGAAGCTCGCGGAGGCGCGGTCGAAGTATCGGGCTTTGGTGCGGGCGAACTTCGCCCGACCTTCCAGAGGCGCGATATCCCAGTTGATGACATTGCCGTCCGTCGAGTTGGGAGGCGGAGCAATGCCGACGATTGTCGGAAGAGGTTGCCCCATTGCGCTCAGTCCCTGTCCGCGCTTTGCGAGCACCGCCTGGTCGCCTCGGATCTTGAAGGTACCGCCTAGCTCGCGCGCCAGTTTCTGGCCGAGATGAAGAAAGCTCTCGGAGCTAGCCGACCAGTAGTCACGCACGATACCGGCAAAGGCGGGATCGATGGTGATCCCCTTCAGCCCGGCACCCTTGGCCGCCTTGTCGAGGAACTGCTGAAGGCTCGCATCGTCCATATGGTGTGACTGCGGCTCTTTCGCCTTGCCCTTCACATCGAAGCTCTTGGCGCCGACCGAGAGCGACCGGCCGCTTCCGCGCGCACCCTTGGAGCGAACGCTGTCGACCTTCCCGCTGAAGGCTGAAATGCCCTGCAGAAATACTTCGACGCTCGCCCCTTCTGCCGGCAGCTTCAGCTGGCCGCCGCTGTCGTCGAGTTCGAGGCTGCAGGTGTCGCTGGCCGAGCCATCCTTGTCTGAGATCGAGATCTTCATCAGGAAGGGCTGCATGGCCGACGTCACGTCCTCGCCGTCGACGAAGACTTTCCAATCCACTGTCCAGGGCATGATCAGTTTCCGAAGAGGGAGACAACGGGCTTGAAGACGGCCGCATTGGCGGCCGGCTTGTCTGGGATGGTCAGGACCGTGCCGAGCGGCAGGATCGTGCCGAGGCTCGAAAGGCCGGGATTTTTCCGCAGGGTTTCTTCAAGGAGCGAGCGCCCCTCGACGCCGTAGGCCTGGTGGAGCAGAAGCTCCACGGTCATGCCCTCGCGGCGGATCTGGAATGTTTGCGGCATGGTCTACTCCAGCAGTCCGAAGAGGGAGAGGATATTGCCGATGACGGAGGGCGAACCGCCCTCCGCACTGACCTTCGTCATCTCGATCGAATGCCGGATGAAGAAGCCCACGCCGTCGCGCATCAGTTCCTTGTGGCCTTCCGAGATCTTGTCGATCGTGAACCATCCGAGACGAGCCCCATCGCCGCGCAGGACAGGCTGCGGCCGGCCGGCCAGCATCATGCTCTTGGCAAGCTCCAGCTCGGTCAGGCCGCCCGTCTTGAAGGGCAGGAGCTGGCCGGACAGCATCAGCTTGTCTTCCCCTTCGCCCATGAATTCGCGGGCGATCCTGCCGCCCACGATCGGCTTGTCGGCGAAGTCGGCCGACATCGTCCGCTGGACCTCTTCGACGCTGAAGGGCCGCGTGTCGAGGTTCAGCGCCCCGATCAGATACAGCATCAGGCAACTCCATATTCCGTGTCGGCATAGATGCCGGCGACCTCGTCGCGCAGCCTCTGGCCGACGATGCCAGAGACCCGACTTGCCAGTTCTTCCGGATCGGTGACGCCGTAGACCGGCACGGTGACGCTCAGATTGACGTTGGGCGCCGGTCGAGGATTGAGGACGTTGACGTCCTGCGTCCCGCGCGGCTGCGTCATCGCGTCGATGCTGGCCGCGTCGAGCTTGATCGGCTGGCCGATGCCCAGATCGTCCGCCGTCTTTCCGGGTAGGGTTTCCGTGGTGTTGCCGCCGATACCAAACTGCCTTGCACCTCGTGCCGCATCTAAAGCCATTTGAGCAGCGACAGAGGAAGGCGTCGATTGACCGAACGAACGATCCCAGAAGTTCTGGCCGTTCTCGTCTTTGGTTAGCCCAAGAACGCGCTGAAGATCCTCTCGGTACTGCTTCTGCAGACGAACTTGATCTTCCAACGTGTCGCCAGGCGTCGCCGATAGAGCGCCCGCCATCAATCCCGGTGCGGCCGCGACACCGAGCCCTTTGAACCATGTGCCGATTGCAGCAAGATTTCCCCAGACACCATCGCCGCCACCCGCTACGGGAGAGGATCGGCCACCCTTTGAGGGTTTTCCGCCCCCTCCCTTGGGGAATGTCCCGCCTGAAAGAACGTCCGCAATTGAGCCTACCGTTTTTAGGGCACCGATGATGGCAGAGGCACCGCTGAGCAACATCAGTGCACCGGCAAGGGTCCGGATCGTACCCGCAAGGAATGCGATTCCGGCGCCCCACAGCATGATCTGCAAGCCGTAGGGAGCAATATCAGCGAAGAATTGCGCGATCGGATTTTCCTTCAGTGCCGCGTTCAGTTCGCGGATCGAAGCACCCCACTCTTTCGCTTGCATGAAGATCCGGCCGAGCTGGTCGCCGGCTGTCGGATCGATCTTGCCGAAGAACAGGTCGCCCATGTCATCGACGATCTCGCGAACGCCGGAATAGCCGAGCCCGTTCGCAAAGCCCATCATCGCGGCCTCGATCTCGTCGAAGACGGAGACACGCGAGTCGAGCGTGTCGATGACATAGCCGATCGCCTGCGCCCCTTCCTTGATGGTCGGGAGCATCCGATCGCCGATCTCCCAGAAGCGGTTGGCGATCTTGTTGCCGAGGAGATCGAGCGTGTTTTGCGCGGTATTCGACCGCTCGACGAATTCGTTGAAGGCCGAGCCGGCATAGCGCGTGCGGTCGCTGACGCTGTCGAGCGCCTGCTCCAGCAGCCCCATGTTGCCGATCAGCGGGGCAAAGGCCTTTGCTTCGTCGCCGAAGAAGTCGGAGAGCAGGGCAATGTGTCGATCCTTCGGCGCCTTTGCGATCGCCTGCAGGACCTTCTTCATCGCCTTCGGCGCGTCCTTCTGCATCTCCTTTGCGATCTGCGGCAGATCGAGGCCGAGAGCTGCAGCCACTTCCTTCTGCGACTTCTTCGCCGACTCGCCCTTCGTCAGGGCCTTGACGACGTTCTGCATCGCCGTGCCGGCGACTTCCGCCTCGGCACCCGCCGCGATCATGGCACTGCCGATCCCGGCGATCTGCTCTTTGGTGAAGCCACCCATCTCGGCAAGGGCACCGACCCGCAGCATATAGCGGGTGATGTCCTTCGCCTTCGATGCCATGTTGTTAGACAGGTGATTGATGGCGTCCGCCATGTCACTTGTCTCTGCCACCGACAGGCCGAGCTGCGTTTTCAGTTTCGCCAGGCTCTCGCCCGCTTCACCGGCCGACATATCGAAGGCGATCCCCACGCGGGCGGCCATTTCCGAGAATGCCTTCAGGTCCTGCGTTGCGACGCCGGATTCGCCCGCTGCGGCGAAGAGCGCCGCGATGTCGTTGGCCGCGATCGGCAGCTCGGTCGACATCTGCCGGATCGTGCGCCTGAAGTTTTCCAGCTGTTCGTCATTGGCATCGACGACCTTGCGGACGTCGGCGAACGCGCTTTCGAAGTCGATCGCCGCGCCGGCCGTGCTCTTGATGCCTTCCGAGATGCCGAGATAGGCGCCACCGAAGGCCAGAAGCTGCCCGCCGAGGGTGCGAAAGGGCGCGGTGAAGGACGACGCCTGACGCTCTATGCCGCCGAGCGCGGCTGAGATCCCCCGCGCCCGCCCGGTGACCTGGTCGAGCAGCGTGATCTTCAGGCGGCTTTCATGTGTCGTCATGACCACGATCCTTTGGTCTTCTCAAACATTTTCTGTGTGCGCGTGAAAACCTGAAGCAGGCGCGCCGGCTTCCACCGCCAGACCATGTCCAGCGGCGTGTTCGTCCAATGGCCGACGTAGATCGACATACCCAGCCAGTCGGCCGTCAGATTTCGTTTCCCACCAGGTTGCCGACCTGCTTCATGATGTTCTTCAGGTCGCGGGCCTTGATCTTTCGGAAGACGGGAAGGGGAGTGCCGGATACGGCCGCCATTACGGTCGCGATTCGCTCCATTTCGTTGCTGCAGTTCGCCGCATCGATCAGATCGCCGACCTCCGCTTCGCGAAAGGTGAGTTCGCTGATCGTCCGCTCTCCGTCTTGGATAGGAGCCGCCAGCTTGACAGTGACGTTCAACATTTACTTTTCCTTGTGGTTGCGTAGAGACTGGCGCAGCCTGTCGGCGCAGCCCTAGCGAGGTTTATGGAATGGAAGATGCTAACCTGATCGCCGCGCTGTTCCTGTTCACCATCATTGGTGGTGCAATCGGAGCCCGTATCGGCAAAGCCGACTACTGGCGCGGAGCGGTGGCAACGGCCGGCTCTATCCTGCTAACCGGTGCGCTATTCGTGGGAATTGGATCTAATAGTCAGATCTTGAGTGCCATTGGCTTGCTGTTTGCGATGCTGGTCGTCTGCAGTGCCTTGCGAATGAAAGGGCTGCAAATAGCCAGCACCATCCTCGGAGCATATCTCGGCCTCGTCTTGACCGGCGCCTTCTATTTCTGGACTGGGCAGGGCGTCAGCTAACGCCCTGCGGAACTCTCATTAACCACCCAGCGCGCGGCGATGGCTGGCGAAGTGATCGACCCCGTCAACGCGAAGAATGCGCTCCCAGAAGTCCACATAGAACAGCTCTTTCCCGTCGAGGTGGAATTCGTAGTGCGTCACCTCGGCGAAGCTATGGGTGCAGCCCTGAAACTCCGCCGGATCACTTTCGTCGGGCTCCCAGGTGTTGATCGCCCCTTCGATGATCGCCCGGCCGGGCACCGCGCCGCCGCCACCAGGGCCGCGCTTCAGGTAGCTGCCGGCAAACACCCAGCGATCGACTTCGTTCATACCCTTGAAGACGTCGGTGTCGATGCCCTTGGCGGAGAAGGCCGGCTCGACGGCTTCGATGCGCGGAAGAGCGAAATTGACGGCCATGACGCCACCGCCGGGATTGTGCTCGCCAGTGGCGAACGTGATGCCGGGAAGGGTGAGCGAGGCAATGGTGATGCCGCGCATCGTGTCCGGCTGCGACACCCGGCGAAGGTCGACAGCCGTGAGCAGGTAGAGAGCAAGTTGTGCCATGGGAGAAGATCCTTCCGAGCGGCTTAGTTGACGGTGGAGAGACGCGCGATGATGTCGTTCACCAGCCCGTCGACGGCGTCGCGGTACCGGCGGACCTCATGCCGCGCGACCTTGAAGGCAGGCGCCGGCTCGATCCCCAGATTGACGGTCAGGCGACCGAGGCGGATCTCCTCCGGGCTGTTCTTGTCGGCCCGGAACCTCAGGTCCGCGCCGAGGATATCCTCGTCGGCCGTGTGATCGCGCAGCATGAATTTCAGGCTGTTGAGCCATGCTTCGGTGCGCGTTGCGGAAACCTTGCGGCCGAGAAACTGACGCGTGATCTGCATCATCTTGACGGTGATGTAATCCGTGCCGCGCACCTGGTGGATCTGCTTCCACAGCTCGCCGGTCGTCGTGTTGTCCGTGCCGATGAAGACGAAGCCGCCGTCGGCGATCGCACCGTCAACGCCGCTTTCGCCGGCCGCGACGATCGAGACCTCGCTTTCCAGCATCTGCTGCCCTTCGGTCGAGCCATCGAGCAGCGAGAACGGGATCTGACGCGACAGGCCGGCAATCCCGTAGATCGGACGGTTGGCGATCGGGTCAAACGGCTTGCCATCGTTCTCGGAGTCGACGCGCTGGAAGAGACCAATGACGCGCGGGCCCATCGGCCGCGTGACCAGGCTGGCGCCCTCATAGACACGAGCCGCCACGCCAACCGGCATGATGCGCTCGGAATTCAGAGTTTCGCGGGCGTCGATCGCACTGGCAGCCGACGTGTCGTCGACGTCAACGACCGAGACCCCAAGCAGCCGCTCGCAAGCGGCATGCAGAGCAGCCGGAACCGGACCGGCCGTTTCCATGTCGGCGCGATAGGCACCACGACCCGCCCAGACCAGGCGAGGCGTCGCATTTACGGCCGAGGGAATGGCGGCAACATTCGTCGGCGCCAGTGCCGTCGCGATGTTCGCGGCCGTCTCGGCGGCCGTCGCACCTTCTGCCACGCGGTAGATCGTGACATCGGCGCCGGCGTTGAGACCGTTCAGCTGGGAATTGATGCCGTTGACGGCGTCGCGCAGCAGCCCCGTACCGAGCTTGGCGACCATGCCGGCGTCGGCAGTCGAAATCCGGATCGGCTCGCCGATCGGGAAGGCGGTATTGTCGGCATCAGCCGAGGTTTCGACGAGCAGGCCCTTCGAGAAGTCCGCGCCCAGCACCGGGACGGGCTCATCATCTGGGCGCGAGAAAGTCATGCCGAACACGGGATCGGACATCATAGGCTCCTAGGATGTTTGCAAAGCCTTGCCCAAGGGCTGGAAGGGCAAAGAAAAGCCCGCCGGAAGCGGGTCAGTTCAGAAGGTGGCGAGGGTTGGAACGATTACGCCGGCGGCCAGTGGACGTCGTCGGCATAGTCGGCCGGGATTGGGTCCATGGCCTTGATCAGTCGCTTAGCCTCGTGCAGAGCTTGCATGTAGGCCTTGCCCTGATCAACTAAGTCGACCACCTGTGCCGGTGTCAGGTTATGGTCGCGATTGTCTCGGTCGGTGAAGAACAGTACCGGGGCTGTGATACCGGCCGCCTGCATGTCGCGGGCGGTGTCCTTGTCCGTTATAGCGGGCGGCGTGAAGGTAGCAGAAGGTCAGGCCGGCGACCAGTAGCTCGCGTTGGTGGAGGGTCGGTCAGGAGGGCGGATTGCTTCCTGCTATGCGGCGATGGCTTCCGCCCACATGGCATCGACCTGCGCCGGCGTTAGGTCCAGAGCTTCCGCGATCATCAGCAGCGTTGGATGCAGTCGCTCAAAGCTCTGCCCGTCCTCCCACTCGATCCTGGCCTCTTCCCTTTTCGGACCCTCCGGAAATGCGTCGACTGCTGCCACTACGGAATCAAGTGTGATGCCGTTGCGGACCAAGGTCAGCCGCAGTTGCCGTCGGCTAATGGCCGGCATCTTTGCCCGAAGTTCTTCAGCCGAGACGGGCGGCGGTTCTGAGATCACAGTCCCATCATAGACCATGCTTGGTTGAATGCTTTGCCAATCCGCGTCGATCCCGAGCACCGTCTTATTGTCGGGCACGAGGCGGGACGGGTCATATTCCACATTGGTGATCAAACCGTCGACATTGACCATCGCCCAGGCACCATAGACAGAGCTGATGAATTCGCCACGCTCATTCCAGGTCGTTAGACCAAGACGCAGATCGTACCAGTCATACCCGTCTTCATTCGTGTGGTAGAGGACGCCGCCAGAGACGCGCGTCGTAAAATACCCGAAGTTTACAATCTCCATGAGCGTTACCCCTGCATTCCAATCCAGCCTCGAACCGGATCGTACAACTGAAGAAAATGGTAGTGAAATGCCAAGTCGGTCGCATTGTTGGAGTAGGTGATCCCTGTAAGGACTGCCCCCGCCGGTGCGGGTTTCTCCTGCGGCTGTCCGGACGAATAGGTGATGACGCCTTTGCTGACCCTACGGATCGCGATCTTTGAGACCCGGTCATTGGCCCACGCCACCGCGCGGTTCTCCAGTGTATCTGAGGTAACCTTATCCGCGGCGTATGCAGCGGCACGCGCCTCGATACGAGCATTGATCGCGCTATAGGCTGATGAGGACCCCCACGCCTCCCAGACGGGTCCATAAGGACTACCGTTCGTGTACATGAATGCTCCATCCGGTCCGACGTAGATGCGGTCACCTTGCACGGTTGGGCGTCCTGCCAAGACACTGGCACCCAATACGGTCAGGTTTCCGCTGATCGTACCGCCCAGCTTATCGAACTTCTGTCCGATCAGCGTCGCCATGCTGGTGGCGAAGTTGGGATCGTTGTTGAGAGCAGCTGCCAGCTCTTTCAATGTGTCTAGCGCAGCCGGAGCATCATCGCGGAGATTGGCGACGACGGCATTGATCTGTTCCGTCAAGCCAAGAATGTCGCCCGCTGCGTGCTGGTGCGAGCCGAGCGCTGCCGCTGCCGAAGATGGTCGATATTTGCCATCGGGCCCCTTCACCAGGAGATAATTCGTCGCAGCGTCTGTGGCTCCCTCGACATCGTCCAGATCATCGAGGCTGAAGCTGACGTCTGCCGACATCTTCTCAGCCAGCGCTTCCACCAGGCCTGAGATATCGGTCATTGGGTGTTCATGGACTTTCGCCGCTCTGTTGGCGACGGCTTGCGACAGCTCAAAGAGTATGAGGTCGACCATCGCCCACACAAGCTGCAGGCGATAGAACTCCTGATCGACATTGTCAGCCTCGTCCGGAAGAGGAAGCTGGAAGTGGTCTGTGACGGCCATCGTCTTCCCTTAGAAAATGCCGGCGCCAAGATCGCCGATCGCCAGCCGGGCAGCAGGGCCGCCAGTCGCTGTGATCCTCAACCTTGCTGTCGTGCCGGTCAGGTTCGTCTTTTCGTGCTTGCGCTCCACCCACAGTGGGAAAGCGAGAGCCTCTGTTTCTGCAAGCGGAAGGCTGACCCAGGCGCCGCCGTCGATGGAGTAATGCATCTGAGCCGTCGCACCTCCCGGCAGGAACGACTTGTAATAGGCGGCGACGCGGACTGCGGAGCCCAGGTCGAAAGCGCGGGTGATGTAGGTCAGCTGCTGGGCAATCTTGCCGGCCACCAGCTGCACAGGTGCAAACAGCACCGGCGAGAGCTTGTTCGTGCCGGTGAGGATCGCCCTCATCGTCACGGTCTCCGTCAGGTACTCCGTCAACTGAAGCACCTGGAACGGAAGCAGGCGGTAGATCGTGCCGTTGGTCCGCTCGATCTCGAAGACGACGGAGCAGCCGGCACCAGGAAGCTCGACAGCCGCCCGAACCTGAAGGTCAGAGCAATCGACGAGATCGTAGGTACCGAGATCGACCACCTTCGTTGTGACCGCATAGTGAGCCGCGATCAGGCGGAAGGTTAGCGCCTCGTCCTGGTGCGCCGTCCACGTCTCCGCGTTGACCGAGGAAAAGCGCGGGCCGGTTACATAGGGATGCGAGGTCACCCACTTCTGCGCCGCCGCATCGAAGTCTCCAAGACCGGCAAGCGAGATAGAGTGCTCGTTGTCATCCGTCTTGATAACGAAGGCGTGCTTGCGATCTGCGGGCGTTGTCACAGGAAGGCTATATCGCCCCTGCTTCCAGACGCCCGCGACCGTGCCAGCCATCGGCACAATGGCCTGGGCCTGCACGTCGCTGGTCGGGTAGCCGTTGTCGATCGTCACTTGCTCCAGAAGCAGATGATTGCCTTGATCACCCACCACGCAGACATGGAAGTCGACGCCAACCAGTTGCCTCAGCTCCGGTACCGCGAACATCTGCGCCTGCGGATCGGATGAACCGCCCTCGCCATTTATACCGCGATCGACGCCACCGCCGCCGCCCCACTGGATTAGTTGCTGCTGCGTCCAGTTGTTGACGGTGGTGACCCGCCGCATGACGTCGATCGCGATCGTGCCTTGACCGGTGAACATGGCCGTCGCCTCGGTACCGGACGCGCCGACCGCCTTGACGACCTTGCTGCCGGCCGTGACGCCTTCGGGGATGGTGAAGGAACCGGAAACTCTCCCGCTGCCGTCCGCCGTCTGCACCCCGGCTGGTTTCACGTTGATGCCGTCAAAGGTGAGCGTCTGGAGGATCTCGCCGGCACCAAGACCGCTGATAGTGAAGCCGACGCTGATCTGCCGCAGGAACTGCAGAAGTTCCGTCCGTTGGTCGACCAGCTGGTTCTCGGCCGAGACGGTTTGCAGCGGGCCGGGATCCGTCCGGGCACCGCGATTGAACTCTTGCGTGACGGGAGACGTCCAGTCGGTGCGGTTCACGGTCCAAAAGTCCGCCGCAGGCGTCAGCTTCATCGTGCCGGGAAGCGGGTTGAAGTTGGCGTAGGGATTGATCTTCTCGCACGCTGTCTTCAGCTCCTGCCGGACGATCACCTCTTCCGTCCAATCCAGCATGACCGGCTCGGAAAGCGGCGCTTGGTAGAAGGTAGGCGTGATGGAAAGCTGCAGCATCCCATCGGCGACGGCGCCGGACTGTGCCGCCCCTTGATCACGGTAGGTGTCGTCAATCAGTGGATCGACGAACATGCCTTTCTTGGCGACCGGCTCACGCGAGTCGATCCCGCTCTTCAGCCTTTCCAGCTGCACCAGGCGGTCCAGATCCAGGACGCGGTTGAAGTACCGCCACATCTCCTCATAGGGCAGCGAGCGCGTCCCGTCGTTGACCACAGCGGGCGCATTCATCCAATCATTGCGAACCTCGCAAAGAGCCAGCACATCGGCCGGCACTTGCGGTGGCATCGGGTTGAACCTCGACGGCTGGCCTTTGATGTAGATCGGCGAACCGTCCTGCTTCAGGCCGAGGCGATCGATGCGCGGGAGTTTCTGCGTATAGGCGACGATGATCTCGCCGCCCGTAGCTCCACCGGAAACAGTGATCTGAAGGTCGTTGAAGCTGTCGGGAACGACGGCTTCGCGGTAGCGGTAGGTCACCTGGTAGCTGGAACCTGCTGCGGGTTCCGGTCCCGCCGGTGCCCAGTCGATCGCGTTGTTCACCCGATTCCAGCTGGTGCCTGCCGCGTAGACCGTGGCACCCTGCTTTACTTCGGAAACAGAGATCACGCTGGTGTCCGACAGGCCATCGGCGCCATGAGCAACTGCGCCGCGAGTGACGGTGGCCGTCTTTTCCTTTGTCAGCAGGATCGAATTGATGACGCCGATCGGCGCGAAGTCGACCTTGAAAGTGTGGGACGCCCCGCCGGGATAGATGTGCGTCTCCCCTGGAATTGCCGCCTCTTCCCAAAGCTGCGGCTCCGCATGCCTCAGGGCGGCTAATCGCGTGCGCTTGAAGCCGTTGATATTGGCCTCGCCCTCCTGGATGGAAAAGAGCTGCATTCCGTTATCAGCGCCAAGAGCCGTGACCCTGCAGCCGCTGACGATGTAATTGCCGTTCGGGCGGTCGTAGATCGCCAGCTGCTGGATGACGGGATCAAGAGCGGAAGGGCCGGTCTGGTCGAGGATGGTTCCGTCCTGCAACGTGTAGACGGAATAGAACTCGCCCTCTGCGCCGTCGCCCTCCATGGTCCACGCGATCGACGCGACCTCGCGGGCCGCACCAGGCTCACCTTCAGCCAGAGATCCCGGTACTAGGCCGACAAGTGATGGATCTTCCTCGTGCGTGATGAACTGCTTGACCAGCCGCACGCCGATCTCGACGCGGCCAACCATCGGCACGTCCGTCAACACGCCTTCAGCAACCGGAAAAATATCGCCGGCCACATAGATCTCGCCTGAGGTGAGCGTGATGGTCCTGGTCTCTTTGTCGACGACAGCATCGGCCCTGACGATCCTGTTGCCATCCTTGGCAACCAGGCGAGCAAGACGGCGCGTCCGGTTGCGCTCGATCTTCTGGAGATCGTTCAGCTCGGCGCCTTGAATGAACGGCCGCTCGCCATGGAATACGACGCTCTGAAGCTCTTGTTTGTTGCCGACGCGGTCATAGGCGAAGGGAAGGCCGCTCTCGTGTTCGTACATCAGAACCTCACCAGGAATTTGAGCTGCTCTCGCACCGTGGCGCGCAGCGGAATGGAAACAGGAGTGACCGCGATCGGCGATCCGCCGACCAGCTCGTCAGGCTGAAGCCAGAGGCGGCCGGGCTTGATGTCCGCCGCTAGTTCCGCCCCTACCGTGATTTCGATCGAGGCGGCCTCAACACCGGCCGCATCCCCGAAACCGGTCATCGCTTCGATGTAGACCTGCCGTCCGCCCGCTGCAGGCGAATAGCCGGCTCCGGCAAAGCTGTAGCGCCCGCCAAATTGCGCGTTGACCGGATGAATGGCCCGGCAACGCCGGTGGCCAATGACCTCGCCAGCTGCATCCCGCAGCGTGACGAACAATCGCCGCCCCGCGAACCATGCCGCCATCAGCGCGCGCCGCTGGTTGATCGGATTGTCGGCCCATTTGAAGGTGGCGGTCACCCATGGGTAGGTCATCTCGATCCACTTCAGGCCGGCCTCTTCCGGCACTGCGATCCAGTTGCCAATCGCCATGCCTTCAGCCTCGCTCAGGACATGCTCGACTTCCGTGGTGCGGCCGAATGACCAGAGCGTGCCGGCGGGCGTGAAAGCCACGCCGCTCTCTCGCTCCAGCATTGCGTTATCGAGCCGGCCGCCATCCGCAACCAGCGCCGTGCCGTCATACTGGTGGACGCCTCGCCGCAGGTCCGACCGCTTCGGGAGAGAAAGCCGCGTGATGCCTTCGATCCGCTCCAGGTCAGGGAAGTCCTGAGAGGGCAGGTCAGGAAAGCGCAGCTGCGTGCTGTTCCAGTAGACGCGGCCATGCCAAGCATCTTCGAGCGTGGCGGTATAGCCGAGCCAGCCGAGGCCCTTGTAGACCGACGCCGGCGTTCCTCTGATTCTCTGCCAATCGACACCCTCGCGATCGACAACCAGAGTATAATGGTTGGGCACGTAAGGCGTCAGCTCTCCCAGGCCGTATTCATAGACCAGAAACGGCAGGAACGATGGCGGCGGGTTGAACTTCGCGCCACGAATGGCGTCGGCGCCCCGCTCAAGTGCCGGCCAACGTTCTGCCCATGACTGTTCGAATGCTTTTTCGAACAGACCGGAGCCGTCTGGAAGAAGAGACTGCATCAGTAAGCGCGCCCACGGTTATGAAGGGTGACGGTCCCGATCGAGATCGCCTCGGATGGGTTGGCGACCACATCGGAAAGCGGTGAGATCGGCGCGACTTTGTGCATGCCGGACACCATCAGCTTCGATGTCCACCAGGCTGCGGTGAGATCCCGGCCAAGGCTTCGAACAGCCAGCCAGGACGTCCTGAGATTATCTTCGGCGACCGTCGCCGTGTCTGCCGAGGCCTCCGGCAGCAGCCAGTAATCGGCCTCGATGTCGACCACCTTGCGGACGGCCGACGCGACGACAATCGTGTCATTGACCATCCGGACACCCGGCGCCTGCAGCGCCGCATTCACCTTCGCCAGGAGCGCCGGAGACGCGACGCCATCCGGCGCGGTCGAATAGACGGCCACATGGATCAGCGGGCTGCGACCCTTGGTATAAACGATGACGTCCGCGACGCTGGTGTCTGCCGAGAGCGCAACCAGACGATAGCGGGGCTCGGTGCCCCCGGTGGATCGGCCCTGAATGGCAAGAATGACACGACTTGCAAAGCGATCGTCGCCTTCACCGGCCATCCGGAATTGGTCATAGAATGCGCCGAGATGATCGAGGTCGCTGCCCGTGGCGAAAGCCAGAAGGTTCGCCCGGACTGCGTCGTTGATGCGGGCCCGAAGGACGGTCTCGCGGTAGGTCTCGGCCTCGTTGCCGATCATCGCCGGGTCAGTCTCCAGCAGCTCGACATCATAGGCCGGCAGGAGGGCGCCGGGGTTAGCGGCGCGAACCGCCTCCCAGACCTCCATGAACTTTGACCGCTGGCGCGAAAGGATGCTGTCATATTTCAGGTCTTCGATGACGCCGGGCGCCGGCAAAAGACTGAGGTCGAAGGGATCGGTTGTCATGTCCGGAGCCTCCATAGGGTCAGGCAGTCCGGACGGTGATTCCGCGTCCGAAACTGACGGTGAAGCCGACAACCCGCTCGACGGTGAAATCGCCGAGATGGCCGCGCGGTCGGTAATCGGCCTCGATCAGCAAGCCGGCGCGGCCGGTCCTGATCTCGTCTGTCGATCCGGTTGGGACGATGCGGCGAACCGCAAAGCGCGCCTCCCAGATGTCTATCGCCGTGGCGACCAGCTGCATCCACGTTGCAAAAAGCGTGGGCGTGATGGCGCGGCCGAGGATGTCGACCACGCCAGCACCGAATTCGCGGCGCATGACACGGCTGGCAAGCGGCGTCGTGAGCGTCACCTCGACCCCCTGAAAGGCAGAGGAGAGGTTGTTGATGACGGCGCCCGTGCGGCGATCAATTCCCGCCATCGCCGTTGCCACCGGCAGGCGCTTCGGACGGCCAGTCAGCCGGCGCGGGCTGATCTGCCGGCGAGATCCGCGAGAGGCCCAGATCATAGGCGGCCTCTTGATCGGTCAGCCGGACGGTCTTCTGATCCCGCACCGGCCGGCCGTTGATCCACTTGATGCCCGGCCTGATCCGAAACTCGGTCTTGCCATCCGCGACACCAGCCGTCGTCTCGCCGGCCTTTGCCGGCAAGGGGATTGCCTTCTTCATTTTGCTCTCCTGATTAGTCGACGGCCGACACGGCCGACGATCCTTCGACGATCGGCCACAGCCCCTGCGAAGAGCCGGTTCCGACGTTCACCTTGTCGCCGATGCGGGCGACGGGTCTGCCGCCTTCGCCGCCAAGCTCCACCACAGGAGCTTCGACAACCGCCTTGGAAGCCGCCTTCACAAAGACGACGCCATCCTTGATCTCGATCCGGACGCCGGCGTCCTCGAAGACGTTGGCGGCCATATTGTCGTTCGGGCTCGGATTTCCGTCGGAATAGCCGCCCCGGAACATCAGCCCCTGCCGCGGATCTCCGCTCGGATTGACCACGCCGACGATCTGCCCCTTCTTCAGGGGGATCGATGTCTTGCCCGTCTCCGGATGTGGGTACCAGGGCGACAGGAACGGATCTGCATCCGTTCCGCCGAGGCGCAGCCGGTAACCCTTTTGCGCGTCGATGACTTCGACAGGTCCGACCTTCAGCGAATTGCCGAAGGCCGTCTTCAGCATCTCGATATCGAGACGCATGGCGATGAAATCAGCGATCATGATTCCGTCACCGGGACAGGCGAAAGACCATCGATCTCGATGTCGACAGACGTCATCTCCGCAACCGTGCCGTCTTCTGCCAGCACGGGCGCCTCATGGCCGAGCGCGTCCAGTTCGGCCGAGGTCATTCCGTGGCGACGCTGCAGGAGGTCTCGATACTCGTCCCCGCCCGACAGGAGCGACCTCATCATGGCGGCCTGTTTGACGTAGTCCTCGTCTCCGCTCGCCTCGAGCGCTTCTAGAAACTTCAGGAACGGGCTGCGCGGATCGAGCCCCTCCCCTCTCACCGGATCGTCAGCCAGTTCGACCGTCAGCCGCATTTGATGGCCCGCAAGCTTCTGGCCATCATCGGCGTTGCGAGCGCCTGCGAATTCGATCTTCAGAACCCGGTAGTGCAGCCCGCGATAGATCTCTGCCCAGGCATTTCCCGGGTCGGTCAAGGCGTCGCGGATCTCGCGTTGAACAACATCAAGGAAAAACTCGCTCGCTTTGTCTGAGGCGGGGATGTTGATCCCCACCATGCTCGTTTCGCCGGTGTCCTTGTCGAGATGGAGCATGGCGGAGGAGACGCCCATTTCGAAGATGATGTCGCAGGCACCGTTCTCCGTCAGGGATCGACCCGAGAAGTTCTCGGCCCTGCCCTGATCGGTATAGATGGCGACAAAGGGCTTCTCCTCCTCCGTCCGCAAGGTGCCGTCAGCCTGGACATCAAGAGCGCCGTTCGGGCTGTCGAGCACATTGGCGCCGACAAGCGTGCGGCCTTTGAGTGCTTCGACAGCCGCAATGCGGAGCGCGATACGGGTGAGGCTCATTTCTCGCTCAGCTCCAGGACAAGGCGGTTGTCACCGCGGTCATCGACCCGTGAGACTGCGAACCACGGCTCACCGGGTCGAGAGAGAGCCTGCACGGCATCCTCGGTGGACACGGTGAGATCCGGGTATGTCGCGCGATCGATGTGAAGTTCGGCCTTACCGGCGGCAAGCTTGGTCCGCCAGGACGAAGTCCTGCCGCCGGATATGTTGGTTTCCTTGCCGCCGCCAACCCGCAGCACTGCTTCGATCTGGGCAGCCGGCCGATCCGGATCCAGTCGGCCCTTCTTCATGAAGGCGATTTTCACCGGCTCTGCGAATGCCTTGTCGACCGCCGCGACAATACGGTCGCGGATTTGATGAAAGTTGGCGGCGACAGGCATGGGCTATGCCTTCAGGGCCGCAAGGATTTCGGCCTTCGTGTCGGAGGACTTCACCTCTAGGCCGCGCTTCTCGGCCTCGGCAACCAGTTCGTCCTTCGTCATGGCATCGAGATCCACCACCTGCTCGTCACCAGCAGTGGAGACATCGTCCGATGCAGGTCCGCTGTGCCGATGACCGGCCTTGCGGAACTTGCCATCGTAGAAGCCGGACTTCGCGATCATGTCAGCCATCACGAAGCCCTCCCCGTCTGCAGCATTTCCGGGCGGGTGCAGATGAACAGCGGGTAGCTGTAGATCTCGACCCGGTCCCATGCTTCCCGGCCGGACGTATCGGCCAGCATGAGCCCGTAGTATTCGCGGGCGCGCTGGTTGAGATACGGCTTGAACTCGTTGGCCGGCGAGAAGCCGACCTTGAAAGCGCCGCGGGCGTTGATCGGGAAGAACTTCGCCTTGTTGGTGTCGATCGCGATCGTCGATTCATCGTCGGTACCGCGATAGTTGATGAAGGTGATCCCTTCGATCTCGATCGCTGAGAAGCCTTCGATGTTTTCGAGGCTAACGACCCGCTCCGTGCCGATCTTGGTTTCCTTGATCTGCGTGTGGTTGACGAGCAGGTCAAAGAAAGTATCGCCTACGAGAGCAGCAACGCGCGTTGCCGGCGTCCAGATACCTTTGGCAGCCTTTTGCATCGCCCGCTTCACGTCGCGGCACTTCTTTCGAACATCGGTGGCATCGGTGGTCAGAGCGAAGTTGATCTCCACCGGCGCATCGATACCCCACTCAGCGTACCAATCGATAATGGTGCTGCCATCGGAATCGAGGACTTTCCCCTGGATGGCTCCGAACCGCATGTGCTCCCAGGTCAATTCCAGGTCGTCCATGATCTGGCCGGCGCGGTCGGCAAGCTCCTGAGAGACCTCCCGCGTCTGAACATCGAATGGAAGGGCTGTCACGCCCGCGAGCTCCGCAGCATAAATAGTCGAGCCCTTGGCAAGGCGGGTCGTGTTGAACGGCCGGACCTTCGCGCCTTCAGGGATCAATTCCTCCGGCGGAGCGCCCATCTCCGAGGTTGGAATGAGCGTCAGCGTACGATCGCGGTCCGCAATCGCTATAGTGCGCGAGCGGGAATAGATCGGCTCGAAGATGCCGAGAGAGCCGAGCAATTGCGGTCGGAACTCGGTACGTTCGACAACTTCCTCCTGGAAGTCGACGACGCCCCAGCCATTGCCGGTGAATACGTCTGTGACGAGTGCCATGTGAGTAGCCTCCTTAACGGGCGATGATACCGGAGCCCGCCAGGTCGGTCAGGGCATCGGTCTTGTGTTGATCGGTGGTCACGCCGGCATCCCATTGCAGGGCTTCGGCATGAATCTCGGCATCCCGCACGGTCGCGGTGCGGCGGACATCCCCGTCTGCGGCATCACAGCCCTCATAGAGAATGGCGGCTGCAGTCTCGACGCCGGTGGCAAGCGTCGGGTTGTACGGCGCGTACTTGCCGGAGGCTGCCACCTTGCCGAGGACGGTTCCGGCCTTGAGGACACCGGATCCGCTGGCGATGACAACCTGTTCGCGTGACCGATAGCCGTTGGCTTCGGACACGATGTAGTGGGCCGCTCCAGAAAAGCGGTCTTCGGTCAGAACTGGCATTTGCGTGTCTCCTGGTTAGCGACGCTTGTTAGTGCGTGCGACTGCGGCGGCGAGCACGGACTTGTCGCCCTTTGCGGATGGCTGGCTTCCGCCCTTGCCGTTCAAGCCCTCACCGTTGAGGCGCCGCTGCTCGAGAACGCCGGCATCAGCCTTGGGCGTGGCAGCCATGATGGCCTTTGCCTTCTCGACCGAGATCCCGGCGTCGGCTAGTGCCTTCGCCTGTTCTTCCCTGCCTTGAGCCTCTTCCAGCGCCATGATGGCATCGGCGGTTTCACGTGCCTGCTTCTCGGCGCGCAGCGTTTCGAGTTCCTGCTGCATGTCCGCAGCAGCGTCGGCATCCTGGTTGCTCTTCATCAGAGCCTTCAGTTCTGCCAGTTCGGCGGCCAGCTGGTCCGCCCGTTCCTTGTCAGTCATCGTGGTTTCCTTTGGTTGACTGGGTTGAGCGGCGGAGGCCGCCGGGGCACTGGCGCTTGGTCGGCGCCAATCTTTTGCCTTCGCCATGGCGACGAGCTTCTTGGGAGCGTGGGCGTAGACCTGGTGGTAAGCGAAAGCCGCTACCGGCTTTGCCTTCTGCTGACCGACAGCATCAGCAAAGCCTTCCGCAACGGCTTCCTCTGCGGTGAACCACCGCTCTTCCTTCATGATCTCTCGGCACTCTTCGACGGTCTTGCCGGTCTTCGACGCATAGGCTCGTGCAAAAGCCGTAGCCAATGCCTCCAGACCTTCGATCGTCTTGCTGTGCTCAGCAGAGTTGCCGTTCGTGATCCCGCTTGGGTCATGGACCATCATCGTCGAGCCGACCGACATCGTGATGGTGTCGCCAGCCATGGCGATGAGGCTTGCGGCGGATGCAGCGATACCGTCTACCGTCACGTCTGTGGTGCCGGAACGCCGCCCCAGCAGGGCGAAGATCGCTGCTCCTTCGGTCGCAATGCCGCCGCCTGAGTTGATGAAGACTACCAAGTCGTCTTCGTCGTCTATCTGTGCCAGCGCCAGAACGACATCACCGTGGGTAAAGTAGTCACCCCAGCCGAAGTCGCCGACATCACCGGTCAGGGTGAGCCGGTTGCCCTCAAGTATCGCAGCCATGTCTTGGGAGATCCTTAGTAAGGCCGCATCCGGCCTGATATCGCGTAGCGGGTGCGCCGAGGCTTTTCGCCTCGCGCGATCTGACAGTTGCGGATTGCTTCCTCGAGGGCGCGCTTGACGTCCTCGAGCTTCGCGTTGGCGTACCGCGCCATGTCTTCACCGAAACGAGCCTCGGTGATCATCTCGCCGGTCAGGAGAGCTTCTTCAACTTTGCGCAAAAGCACCGCTCTGGCGCACCAGTCGACATGTAGTGGATCAGGATCAGGCATCCTCGCCCTCCCTTATTGGATCACGTCGACCATCGGCTGCACCGCCAAGCGGGCCAGCGCCGCTTCCACCCTGACTACGCCCATGAGGCGCAGGGATGCCCATAGCGTCGAGCTTGGCTTTCTCCTTGCCGGCCTGCTCCAGTTCCTCTTCCCAATCGAGGCCCTTCGCTGCGTAGATTCGCTGCAGCGTTGCCGCACCGGTTTCGAGGTCCACCTTGTTCGCCAGCGAATCTTTATAGGGATCTGCTGATGGTTTCTCAGGGCCTCGCCATTCCGCCCAGACGACCTTCTGTTTGTTTGCCAGAAACGCCTGGTAACCGCCCTTCAGCGGGATGCGACCTTCGGCGATGCTCTCCTCAAGCCATGCTTCGTAGAGAGCCTGAGCAAAAGGTGCCGCGATGCGCTCGCGCCGTCGGGTTGTGATCGGCCACATTGTCGAGACGGCCATCCGGACGGAGGAGTATGTCGAACTGGAATGGTCCATCGACAAGCTTTCGAACGTGACGCCGAGGCACCGTGCCATCTCTCGCTGCAGGTTCTGCGAGAACGGGATGTACTGGCTTCCCGGCGTGGCGGCGGTGTGCATCTCGAATTCTTCGCCGGGACCGAGATGGTTGATCCTGGCAGGATCCGACATGGAGACACCCTTTTCCTTAAGCGCCTCAATCCTCATGCCCCAGATGTCGATCAAGTCCTCCGCGATTCCTCCGACATGGCTGCTCCAGTCGCCTTCGAAGCCCGGAGGAGGATCTGAGTCCGCAAGCGTCTGGATAGCTTGAAAGGCCTGCTCGCTCGGCTCCGGGCTCTTGATCGTTGCTGCAAAGATCGTCTGCATCAGAGCGGTGGCAAGCGTCGCATCCGCGAGCTGGTCCGACTGAGCGATGACCTTGAGCGCCGGCGCCATGACGGAAATCCCGCGAGGGCTGCCCGGATTAAGGCCGCGATCCATCACGTGGATGACGTCGCCAGCTTTAATGTCGCGATCAACCTCAATGCCTCCGTCGCGGCTACGAAACCGGTAGACCAGCGCACGCCCCAGCGCGTCATGGAAGATCCCCTGATCGAGGCCTTCGAACTCGCGCGACGTGCGCGGCAACCTGTGTGGAGCCACCAGGCTAACTTTCGTCCCGGTCGTCAGCCCCAGCGAACGCCGGGCGCGCACTGTGATAAAATCGAGGACGCCGAAGGCCTCGCCATAGGCGAGATAGGTCCGGACAACAGCATCAACCATTTCCGGCACGGTCATCTTCCCGGCCAGATCGCATTCGGCCGGGTTCCACGCGTAGCGTCGCCACTCGCTTTCGACGAACCGGCACCAGTCGGCCCGCTCCTTGTCCGAGTAGCCGAGCGCCGAAAGCTCCGGACGAGCGTTCAACTTCAGCTCCGTCCCGACCGTGTCAGCTACAATTTGGTCCGCAGCACCGGAGATCCAGCCGGAGTTGTGCATGAAGTCGAGCGCGAGAGCAGAGGCTCTCTCGGCTGCCTCTCGCACGTCGATCTTGGCGTCGCGCGTGATCGCCCGACGCATGTTGAGGACGCCGGATCGATCGCCGCGGAGGTATCGCATCGTCGGCTTCTGACGAGCCGGCGCCGCCGGGAACGCTACTGCTCCCGCCTTGACGCGAATGCGAGGCTTGCCATCGGTCACGAGTACGATCTCCATTTCTTGCGAGGTGGCCGAGGCTTCGATGCCGCGCTAACGACTGGCTCAGATCTTGGCTTTACGAACGGGTTCTGATCGGCAACCTCAAACAGGTCCTTCGGCTCGTCATGATCGCCGTGCAGATCGCGGACGAGATCTGCCCAACGGTCGAGAGTGAGCCTGCGCTTGTTCTGCAGATGCCAGGCGAGCGCGAAGGCGTAGACGGTCGCGTCGAACCAATCGTTCATCCGCCCCACGACCTTCTTCCATTGCCGTCCGGCCTTCGGCTTTATGAGGCGGCGGGCGCGCCGGCTGACGCTGGAGCGAGCCTCCTCATCAGCGTCGACGAGGCGCTCGGCCGTCAGCTCCTTCGCGAAATCCGCATCGCATAGGTCGGACGCGAAGTGCACGGTGTTGCGGGGCCACTCCCCGTTTTCCGCCCGCCCCTGCACCAGGTTGGCCATGGCAGCGGTAACAGTCGTTTTCACGTCGTAGAGGCCGACCGGATAGAGGAGCACCTTGGCGACGACGCGCTTCTTGTGATCCTTGATATCCTTTTTGACCGGCGTCCCCAGCCAGGGCAGTCCGATGGGCTCGCGACCGTCGAGCGCATAGACGTTTGGTCGGCCGGCGCAGAAACGATAGACGCGATCAGTTGCCCAGCCGGAGTCGACGCCGTTGAGATCAATACCCTTCTCGCGGGCACCGCTCTCGATCGGATATGTCCGGGCCTGCGCATCCGAGAGCTTGATCCACGGCTCGTCCGACTGGTCGGGCGCACCTTCGAAGATCTCCCGGTCGATCAGCTGGATCTGGTCACGTGCACCGATGGCATAGACCACCCACTTGATGCCGTACCCCTGAACGTCGGCCGCTGATACGACCAGCGCCGCCCAGGAAGGAATGATGCGGGAGGGGAGAAGCTCATTTTTCGCCGCCTCGACGATCTTCTCCCACTCGACGGTCACGCCGCCGGGATCATACGGCTCGGCAAGATCCTGCTGGCAGAAGGTGCGCATCTTGGTGACGTCACCCTGCGCATCCTCCCACCGGGCCCAAATCTCTGCCCATTTCTCCCGCGGCGCATAGGCCGCCCAGAGATGATAGCTCGGCTGCCAGTCGCGGCACCTGCCTTCGCAAGGCGGGCAGATCCATTGCTCGATCTCAGATCCGGCAATGACCGCTGGAACCGGGTCGGCACCTTCAGGCACCCGCCGTGCTATCCAGTGGCCGCGCTCGTTCATGTCCCGCTTGTGGCCATCAAGGATGACGCCATCGCAGGACAGGCAACGCATATGCACTGGCAAATCGCTTTCCGGTTCGGCCGGGCGCATCATGTCGAAGCTCAGTGCCTGATAACTGCTGCAATGCGGGCACGGCACATAGCGGTACCGCTGATCGCCTGCCTCGAAATCGTCCGTGATGGCACACTCGCCAGCGACGCCAGGTGTAGAACCCTGCCATTCCTTGGCGAGGTCACCGTACATCTTCTGCCGCGCACGCGCCTGGCCACGAGGGCTGCCGCGCCCGTCGACGTCCTTCGGATAGCCGGTCACCTCGTCCATGGCGAGATACTTGATCGACACCATCTGCAGGCCCTTCGACGAGCCCGCGTTGACGATCTGGCAGAAGCCGCCAGCAAATCGTTTGAACGAAGTTGTGCTGCCCTGCTCGTCCCGGCTGCTGACAGGCATGACCTTGTGCGAGATGCGCTTAGACGCGTCGATCGTCGGCTGCAGCTTGACCCGGTTGAACTTTGTCGCCTCCTCGAGCGTCGGCAGGACGATCATCATCGAGCCGGGAGCCTGATCGACAATGAAGCAGAACCAGTTCTCGATCGCCGTCGACTTGCCGAGCTGCGCCGCCCACCGGCAGGTGACGCGGCGGGCCGGATGATCAGGGTGGAGGCAATCCTGCGGCTCGCGCAGGTAAGGCACCCTGTCGGTCCTGAAATCGCCTGGCCATGGCGAACCCGATTCCGGCGAGACCTTGCGGTACCGGTCGGCATGCTCGCTGAGCGTAAGATCCTCCGTTGGCTGGCTAGCAGCAGCCATGCCGCGGAAGATGGCAATCGCTCCGTTCGGCAGATCCGGGAAGCGTATCCTAATGTCCTGAATGGTCATTGCAGTGACTGCGGTTCGGCCTCTATGGCGAAGTGATCGTCGCCGGCATCCTCGCGGCGCCGCATCGCGTCCAGCTTCTCCAGCACCTGACGATTGAAGACGGCGACGCCTGCCTTCGTGAAGTTCTTCAGCGCGAGGCGGACAATGCGTTCATCCCACCCGTACTTGAGGGACAGGGTCTGGGCCTCGCTCTCAATCGCTCGCTCGAAGGCCGATTGCATCATGGCGACGGCATCACGCCCCGCCTGATCCACCTCCGCCACCGGCGTCAGTTCCTTGCGCCGCTCCGCCAGGTCCATCTCGCGCAGCTCGGCGTCAGCCTGAGCCTTACGCGCCGCACCATCGGACTGGGATCCCGTGAAGCGGCCATTTGTCTGGCCGCCTGTCGCCCGCGGATGACTGGCGGCCGGCGCGGGTGCGGAAACCCGGATCCTGATGTTCTCAGACCGGTGCGCGACGAGCGCGGTGTAATCGACTAGGTTGGACTTGCCGTCAGGCTTGAGCGGCAGAGCCTCTGCATGCTGCTTCAGGTACCGGGAGAGCGTCGAACGGTCGACGCGGTCACCATCAGCAGTCAGCCTCGATGCCGCGTCCGTGATCGAGATCCAGTCTTCGTCCATCGTGCAAGGTCCCGTGCATCACACGTGCTTGCACGTGTATTCGTGTACCGCCTGCGAAGGGTCGCACTAGGAAAATCCCGCAGTCGCGCGCCTCCGTATGCCCAGCTTTCCCCGAAACGGTCCCTAAATGGGGGGGTGGGGGTAGAGGTGTGCCCCTGCTGCAACACCCCTCGGAGAGAGGGTCAGGGCACCAGCTTGGCGATGGCCGCCTCTATCCTCTGCTGCAGGAGCGGTCCCGCAATCCGATCGAAGGCCGACTTCGTAGCTCCACGCGTCATCTCGGTCGGAATGATCACGCCAGAGCGCGCGAAGGTAATCCGGGTTCCGGAGCGGTTGAGCCTGTAAAAGGCATGGCCGTCGAACTTCTTGACGTCCTTGCGGTCAGGGAAGCGACCACCGCGCATGAAGGCGCCGGGATAGAGCGTCCGCTTTCCGAAGGGCTTCGCGACGACACCGGCTTCGGTCTCTTTCGCGTCCAGATACTTCAGGCGAATGTTGCCGCCTCGCGTCACCATTTCGTATGACAGCCGGCCCGGCCGAGCCCTGCTCGGATCTCCGACTGCTGCAACGATCGTCTTGCGCGGAAGGCCCGTCTGCTTCGTCAGGTTGCGAACCACTTGCGTCTTAGCGCGGTCGCCTACCTGGTTGACGATGCGAGGCAGAACCTTCGGGAACTTCTGGTGCAGATGAAGCACCCGCTTCCCGTACTGCTGCATGACCCTGTCAGCCCAGGCCACATGAACGATCTTCGCCATGTGCGCCCTCCGTCGGATATGCAAAACCCGCCAAGCGTTTCCGCTAGCGGGTTATCTGATCTTTTTCAGTGTGCCTAATCTATGTCAACTTTCAGTCGCGCCGCAAGACGGCATTTCGAAATTTAAATCACGTATTCTCAATAACTTGCTGAATATTTTCATCGTGTCGACTTCTGCACCATGGCTGCCGATCCGGCGTGAAGGGCAGCAAATCATGGTTATGGAGACGACCATGAAGGCTGGAACAAAGATCTTCCAGGGCAGATTGCCAGATCTGCCAGTCTAGGCGGGACAGGACTGCCCCGCGCACCGACCGGTCCAGCCGATGCTTGTTGTAAGCCCCGCGCCGCGGACGGCGCTTCTTGTAGTCAAACCCGTCGACCTCACGTTCGATGCTGCGGCCGAAGCTGTCCTTTCCCTTCTGCATGATGAACCATGCAGGGTCTTTTCCATTCCGCTTGAGGACCACAACAGAGGGTGACGAGCCGACCTTCCAGTCCGGACCGCGCTTCAAAGAAGCGGAGCACGTCACCAACGTCACGATGTGCCTCCCGTTGATCCGGGCCGATCGACCGTCAACCAGCTCGTCGACCACTGCGGCCACGGCTTCACGGATTAGGCCATGCTCATCGCTCCACTCCGGCACTGGGTTCCAGTCGGACGCGATCTCGAAGTTACGTCCGGCCAAGGCTCGGACGGCTTCACCAACAATGATGGCGTCCGGATGAGGATCGCCTTCGAACAGGCATGTCGAAAGAACGCCGAACGCATTAGGCGACCGATCTACCATCGTGCCGAGCGCTGCAACCTCGATCATCATCGACCACGCTTGGCTGAAGCTCGGCCCAAGAGCCTCTGATGTGCCAAACTTCGGCAACTCTTGCGTAAAGGCCCAGGTCAGAAGCTCCTCAATCCCGATTTTTCTCATTGTCCGACCCTCTCCGTCCCAAATTTGCAAGGATCGACCCTGTTTGGGACGATCTGAAATTGTCCAACCCTAATAAAATCAATAGCTTTGGACGGTAGGGCCGCTAGGGACGCAAAATAACGCCTTACGTGACGCGCATGATGCTCCGCATTGTTTTTTAAGAAGGTCGTTTTTTTCACCGCTGCTTTTCCTCGCGCATCATATGAAGATTGAAATTTGCGTCCCTAGCGTCCCTAGCGTCCAAAGCCGTTGAAACTCCTGACCTTTTGACTGGGACGGAAACTGAAACACCTCATCGCCATCGTCCCTAGCGCCCCAGTTTTCGCCCCTGATTTCGGGATGCAGAGCGCCAGGCTGGCCGATCAACAGCAGCAAAGGGTCCGGGTTTTGGCAGTGGATCATGGGAAATCCTCCGGGAACGGCTCGTCGGAAGCAAACCGACCGGACGGCGGTTCGCCCATCCCGCTCCCCTGCCCGCCCTTGAACTCGTCGCGAATGGCTATGCCGTAATAGAAGGTGGTGCCGCTCTTGCCCTTGCGGAACTGATGCATGAGCCCGTCCTGCCCCTTCCAGCTCTGCCGGGTTCGGTCAGGCAGACGCTTGGAGAACGTTGCCTGCTTGAACTCCGCGAGGCCCTCCCGCTTGGCATAGCGCATGTAGGCATTGAACAGCTCCTCCGGGGTCTCCCGGTCCACATCGTTGCCGGACACATGGCAGGCATTGCGGATGAAGGCACCAATGGGATCGCTCTCCTCGCGATACTCCGCAGTCGCGGCCGTGACACCAGAAGGCACTTGTAGGCCACGCTGGAGATAGTCGAGCGCGCCACGCAGCATCCAGAGAAAGACGCCGGAGCGTTCTCCTCGCAGCTTGCGCGGCAGATCGCGGTCCACCTCATCCTCAGGGATCTGTATCTCCCATGGCACCAGGTGCACGCGCCGCCAGATCCCGTCGGAATCGTCCCTAATGATCGGCTTGTGGTTGCCGGAGAGGATGATCTTGAATTGCGGGATCAGCTCGAAGAAATCCTGATGCAGCCGCCGCACCGCAATCGGCTCACCGCCCGTCAGCGTCTTGATCAACGCATCCTTCAGGTGGACGCCCATCTCCGGCTCGGACGCCGCCACCAGACGGGCGCCGGGCAGTCTGGCAAGGTCCGGTGTCGCCTCCGCGCCAGCCCGCTTACTATCGCCAGCAAAGCTGTCGATCGACATGGAGACGGCATAGTCTCCGAGGATGTCGACCATCAGGTCAACAAAGGTGGACTTACCGTTCCGGCCTGCGCCATAGAAGAACAGCAGGCACTGCTCGGCAGTTGAGCCCAGGAGGCAATACCCCATGTATCGCTGCAGGAATTTCCGATAATCCGGGTTCGGCATCACGCGCTGCATGAACTGATCAAACAGCGGCGCGGTGGCATCCGGCTTGAACTCCGCCTCAACAAGCTTCGAAATGTAGTCGAGCGGGGTGTGCCGGTCGCGGCGCAGCTTCCATTTTCGCGCTCCATCCATTTCCGAGCAGAAGAAGCGCAGTGTCGCCGTTCGGCAGTTGACGGCGAAGAGATCCTTGTTGAGGTCTTCGACCTCCCGGCTCACATAAGGGATGGCTTCCGTGAGCATGTTGTTGATCCGGCTCGTCCCGGCCGAGCTCTTCGCGTGGTTGTGTCGGGATGACATGCGCCCTGCGCGGTCCGTCTGCACCGCATCCATGGCGGCAACGTCATCCTCCAGGCGCGCATATTCGTCGTACTGCGCCTGCGTCCATGATGACGTGGCGTCGATCATCTTGCGCCGCTCGCGCTCAGCCTGCTTGCCGACCTTGATGACGTCCTTCAGCTTCTGGAATTCGGCGTGCTTCTCGTCGTCCCAGGTCTTGCCGGGGCTGCCCATCCGCACCTTGGCAATCTCGGCCTCTTTCATCGCCTCGATATGCGCGTCGAGCTCCGCCAGTCGATCCTCGTCGACATCGCTGGAAACCGCGGGCGGCTTGCCCATGTCCTTGAGCCTTGCGAGTGCTAGCTTGCCGGCGGCAATCTTCGCCTGTTCGTCCGGTGAGCAATCAAGGCAAATCGCCTCATCATCGATGGCTTCAGCGGTCTGGTGCGCCAAAGACCGAACGATGGCGCCGGAGGCATCCTCAACCCACCGCAGCTTGTCATAGCCATGCCAGCCGACATTGGTGATATGGAGGATCTTGTCACCGTGCCAGTTCAGGAGACGGCGGCCATTACCGATGTCTGTTTCCGGTTCGCGGGAGCATTCCTCGAGGATCTCTTCCGGGGAAAGCCGCAGGGTCGCAGGCTCTTCCCTTGGCTCTTCCGTTGGCAAAGGGTCCGGGTTCGGGCGATAAAGGGCGCGCTGCTGCTCTGCTTCCGCCAGCGCACGCACCAGTTCTTCCGGCATTCCGGAAGCATTCTTCTTGTCCGTCACGTCCTGTCCCCGCCCTTCCCAGCCTTCGCGCCCGCCAGCGCCTCTGCAAAGTCCATCCCCTCCGGTGGCCACCATGGCCTGATCACGCGGCCTGGCCGCGCTAGGCGTCGGCTTGCGCGCTCAAGTGCCGCTGCCGTGAACACGAACTCGCTGTCGCCATCGGCGAGATGCACCACCTCGTCGACATGGTCCGGTAGCTGATAGGCATCGGCGGGAGATTGATCGGGCTTTGGTACCGGCCCTGCCACGCGCACCGGTCGTGACCGCCCACGGCTATCGGTCTTCACGAGCGTCGGGTGATTGAACGCCGATTTGGGATCGGCCGGCCCCGCCATGTTGCCGAGATCGCCCGTCGCGAAATAGAAGGTGTCGGCCCGAAATCCCTCGAAGCCGGCCACCGCGGCCGTGGTTTCGATTCCTTCTCCGCCCAGCCACCGCCGGGCCGAAAGATCGCCGCAGATGGGGATGATCGAGCCCTTCTTCGTGCCGCGCATCTTCTTCGTCGGCAGGGCGTCGCCCTTGTCGTCGAGGATCTGCGGGCGAAACTTCAAAGCATTACCGAGGTCGATCCATGTCTGATGACAGCCGGTCACATGCCCGGACAGGTCGACGAAGGGCGCGATCATGCCGTAGCCGACGTAGAGCTCGATCTGGTGACCGCGCTCGTCCCGCTTGTCGCTCCAGAATGTGAGGCGCGGGTTGAAGCGGATGTTCTCGAAGACGCTGTCAGGCATCACGTAGCCGGTGCGCAGGCGAAGATAGTGCCGCAGCTCGCCGTCCTCCGGATGCGGGGCAATGGTGGCATTGAGGTAGATGCCGCGCGCCTTCTTCACCTCGCGGTCGCGAAATGCGTCCTGCTTCTGCCTGTCCGCTTCGGCGTCCTGCTGAGCCTGGTCAAGAAGTGCGGCCATCCGCGCCTGTCTCTTGGCGCAATCATCGGCGCTCTCACGTTCTCCACCCTCCGGGATGGCCTCGCCTAGGGCAAGCGAAGCGGCCTCAAGCAGATGGTCGCGCCGATGCAGATCATAGCCGCAGACATGGCCGATCAGGCCAACGGCATTGCCGCCACCCGCGGAGCCACGGCAAACCCACAGGCCCTTCGACAAGTTGACGGCAAACCGATCTTTCCCACCGCAGGCAGGGCAAGGCATGCCTTGGTCGTTGATCTTCGGAAGCGTCAGGTTCAATCGGGACACGCCGACCGAGACCGGAACAAGATTCGCTCTCTTGATGAAGTCGGAGATCTCGTCGCTCACGATCCCTCACCTCCGCAGGAAGCGCAGTAATAGCGCCCCCCCCCTAATGACCCAGCCGAACAGGCGGGCAAACAGATTGCGGTTCGATCCGCAGAAGCAGAGCTGCTTTGGGCAGCTATGGCAGGTGAGGATCACAGCGCCACCCTCCCCGCCAAGGAGACGCTCAGCCGTGGCGGGGTGAAGCCCTCGCGCAGCTCGTCGAGATCGCGATCATTCGCGATCCGCAGCTGCCCCTTAACGGTCAGCGCATGCAGAACTTGGTCGAGCGCCTCCGGCCAACGGTCACGATGAAGGGCGATGAAGGGTGTGCCATACGACCAGCCGCGTAGATGATAAGGGTCGCTGATGAAGCGCATCCGCTCGACCTTCAGGAAGTCGAGCCGGAACTCTTTTGCGGTCCGGTGGCATTCCAGCTTGCTGGGGGCCACGACGAGAAGCAGGCGGGGCCGGTCCATCATGCTGCACCCCCTGCCGACAGGATCTGATCGATGAGACGCTGAGCCTTGACCGTCAGGGTCCAGCGCTGGCTACGGGTCGAGGTGCGCCGGATCAGTTGGTCGTCCAGCAGATTGTTCATGGCCCGCTCGACGCCATTGCGCGTCGCCTTGAAGCGGGCGGCAATATCTTCCTTCGTCGCCTCCAGAATGCCACCCTCCGCCTCATGGATGGCCTGGATGATGGCGGCGGCGAGCTTGGGATAGCTGCCATGCGAGGATACCTCGCCGGTCAACCGCTCCGTGATCCCCTCTGTTACGATCGGCGGCGTGGCCGGCGTCGGGATTGCATAGGCGTGAGAGCGAATAACATGAGCTGCGAGTTCACGCGGCAGTTCCCTGCCGCGACCCGCCTCCTCCAGGCGTTCTCTCACCAGGAGCGCCATTTCCGTCTGCTCGTGAGGCAATAGCGCCTCAAACTGAAGGGCTGTCATTCTGAATTCATCAGGGCCGAAAGCGTGAAATCCCATTGCTCAAGTCCACCTCGATTGACGTTGGTGTAGAGGTTCGGAAGGAAGATCGGTCGGGGGAGAAGCGGAGGACGGGGATGTCGCGACTTCCTGCTGATCGGCCGCTACTGTCCCCGCCTCCTCCTGCGCCTGAGGCCGGGAGGACATCTCGGCACAGTAATCGTCGCAAAGCGCCTTCTCCGCCGCATCGCGTCTCGCGAGCGCGTCCTGAATTCGCTGGTAGTGCTTGCCGTAGTCGTTATCGAGCGACACCTGCTCGCGGCGTTCGCGGTAGAGAGCTTCGGCAAAAGAGCGATCGGAAAACCAGATCGCCAGCACCGGCGCCCCGGCTGGCAGTTCCGAGATCTCGGCCCCGGACATCACGCGGATCCATGATGGCAAGCGGTCGACAGCACAGCCGAGCAGAATGCGGGAAGCGCGCTGCGGCTGGTCGGTGACGATGACGAGGCGGATGTCATGCATAGTCTTCCCTCCGTTCCAGTCGCTTGCGGCACGGAGGTATCCAGGCAAACCGAGTGTTGACCTCACCCTCAACCCAGACCAGCCAGCAGTAGGCAGTTGCGGTAGATCCGGTGGCGGTGAGGCGTCCTTTCACCATCGGCACCCGCTCGACGAATTGGGCGATGATTGATGGGGGGTTCTTGCTGAATAGGTTCGTGTAACGCCCAACGCCTTCGAGGAAGGAGGTCCGGACAATCGTGGCAAAGCCGACCCTAGCCACTTGGCTAGCACGTTCGATGAACTGCTCAGCAAGTCGAAAAGGCGGGTTAGTGATTATCCAATCAGGCTGCGCGCCCTCGAAGAGTTCTGGGATGAACGGCAACAGGAAGTCATGCTGGACTGATCCGACGCCATAATCATGGATATCAGATGCCCATACATCGCTGTAATATTCAGTGAGCGGGCCAGCCATGTGCAGGCGATTGGAAGCAGGTTCCCAAGCGGTCATGTGTGAGACCGGTCCACAGGCAGGAATGATGACCGATTCCAGAAGCGCCCGCGTTGCCCATGGCTGTGTTGGAAAATCGTCCAGGCTGTCGTGAGGCTCAATCCGCTGGGCCATCACAGCATGGGAGATGTTCTGTCCCATCAAACCCTCCCCGCCATGACGGCAAGATGGGCGTCGCAATAGCTCTTGAGCGGGTCGGTTCCCGCGCCGCAGCAGGGCATGTCTGGCCCGGAAGCCGCCTCGAAGCAGACGAGCGGAAACCGGCATTCGAAGCGCCCGAGAGAGGCGAAGTCCTTTGGCTCGACGTCGACCAGGCGGAAGCGAGAGAGGTCCGATCTTGCCCCGCGCTCATGACCTTCAGCCCAGACCGGAGCGACCGGCTCCGGCGCTGCGATAGGTTCTGGAGCAGGCGCCGGCTGCGGTTTCGGCGAGGCAAGAGCCGCGGCGCGCGCCTTCCGCAGCACGGGCACATTGAAGGAGTTGAGGCGACTGGTGCGCTTTGCAGGAGTGGACGGGGATGTAGAGGGAGTCGTCGCAGAACCCTTGCCGCGCTTCGGAAAACGGTCGCGGTCCCGGTTCATCAGCCCGAGCACGGCGTTGCGCGATCGCTTGACCCTCCCAGCAATCACGGAAGCCGAATTGCCGGCCTTCCACATATCGGCCACCAGCTCGACATCGGCCTGCGCCCAGGGAATCCCGCTGTTCATGACCGCACCCTCGCCCGTTCTGCAATGGACCCTGTCGAGGTGAGGCACCGGACATTGCGGCTCGTCTCCACGGCGAACATTGCATCCATGTCTTCGCGAAATCCGACCGCGCAGGACTGCGGAATGTCCGTGTCCAGCAGGCGGATGGCTTCAATGCCGCGCAGTCCGAGAGATGGTTCGGTGATAGGTCCGCGCTCCATCACTCGTCTCCCACCACGCGCAGGCTGGCAGCCGTGCCGCCCTGTGCCTTGACCGACGCAAAGGCGGACCGCAGGTCGCTGAGCGCGCCTTGGATGTCCGAAGCAACCCGGTCCACGCGGGTTGCCTCCGCCGGCGTGACGCGACCATCGGCGATCGCCATGGCCATGCCCTGCGCAAGCTCCGCCATCTGCCGCATGACTTCGGCATGGCTCTGCATCACGCAGACTTCGGCTGCGCGCTCCAGATCAGGATCGGTCAGGCGGCGCCCGCAGGCCTCGGCAAGCACGGATGTGACGAATGGCTGACGGCAGTCCATTTCGAGCGAACGGACCGCTGCAAGCGGCATGGTTGCCGGGTCCGCCGGGTCCATCCAGCGCCCCACCGTACTCTTGCTGTGGCCGGTCTTGTCGCCGGAACGGACGATGCCGCCACAGGCCTCGATCAGGTCACGCTGCGCTGCCTTGAGACGAAGAAGAAAAGGATCGGTCGAAGACATGGATGCTCCTTTCCCGCAACGGGAAATCGCTGCAGGTTTTCCCGTGGCGGGAAGCAGATCGAATTGCGAAATGTCGGTTCGTCAGGCCATCACGGTGGACCGCAGGCCAAAGCAAAGGCAGCGGGATCGGGAGGCCTCAAGAGAGAGGGATTGAAGCAATGACCGACCAGACCTTGACCGCGCTCCTCGTGAGCCACGCTGTGCTCGAGCAGCTCGTTATCAACCTGACCCACCTGGTCAGCCGCGAATACGACGACAGCCGGGCGGTTCGCACCGCAATCATTGACGACATTCGCTTCCGGCTGGAAGCGATGCAAAGGAAGCCTGCTCGGGAAAGTCAGCAGCTCGCCTGCGTGGCGCTGGAAGCGCTTGACCGGATCGAGCCGAGGATCTTGGGGGACGCTGATGCGGGCCAGCTGAATTAGGCGGATGGTCATTCGGCAGCCTCCACCAGATGCGTCGGTCTTAGAACTTCAGGGGGCCATTCGACATCGTCAGGCCAATTGCGGGAGAACCAGCCGACCACCTCGTCATACTTCTTCGCGGTAAAAGTCTTTCCCTCACGCAAGCGCAGGAAGAAGCGTCCGTCTGCCGCACAATGGCGACCGACTGTCGCCTCCTCAAGGCAACGTGCCGCGCCGTAGCGCTCAGCGAGGGTCATCAGATGGTGAACGAGCTGCGTTTCCATGCAGCCGTTATAGTTGGAAACTTCCACCTATGCAAATCGAAATTTCCAATTCGCGTCCGATGGTGGAAATTTCCTATTATGGGGGCATGAACACATTGCGCGATATCGTTGTCAAAAGATTGGAAGAACTCGGCTTGGGGCCCGTTGAGGCTGCCGTGCAGGCAGGCATCGAGCGCTCCTACATCCGCGACATCGTCGAGGGGAGGAAGTCATCTGTAAGAGCAGACAAAATTGTTGGCCTGGCCGCTGCGCTACGTCTGGATCCAGCCGCACTCTCGCGCAATGTTGCTGTTCCGGTCGACGGAGATAGCCCGACCGACAATAGGCGCACCAGGCCGAACGCGAGCTTCCCACCACGATACCAGACGTTCTCGGGTGAAGGCTACATTCCCCTTCTGGGGCAATCGGTTTCAGGGCCGAATGGCCGCTTCATCTTGAATGGGGCAGAGATGGGACGCCTATTCGTCCCTCCGATGCTTGAAGGCGTAGAGGGAGCATATGCCGTTCGCGTCTACGGGACCTCGATGGAGCCTCGCTTCAAGGCTGGAGAGACGGTGTGGATAAATCCGCATGAACCCGTCCGCGCCGGCGACGACGTTATCGTCCAGATCCTGACCGATGAGGAGAATGGCCGAGAGAGCTATATCAAGGAGTTTCGGTCCCGATCTTCGAAGGTCACTCGCCTGTGGCAGCACAATCCCGATGAAGGCGAGGAGAACGAGCTAACCTTTGACACAGAGAGCGTCTTCTCGGTGCATAAAGTCGTCTTTCACGCCACCGTTTGAAGTCTATCTTCTGCTACCCATGTGGGGCGGACGGTCAGATTTCGATCCTCAGGCCGCCTCTTAGGGCACTCACTGCATCGGATCTTCCGGCAAAGCTGCTTGAATGTATGCACACCAAGGGACGAAGCCTGCCGCAGATTCGTCGGCCTCAGCAGCCTCGAATGTCCGCAGTCGTCACAGGCGACGTAAACGCTCGCCAATTCCACTACCAACCTGTGTGCATCCGGGTGATCGATAACCGACAACTTCTCGACCTCAAGTTTGTTCTCATTTCGTTCACGCACAAAAAGCAAGACTCACGGGCCTTGTCGAGTCAAAAGTGATTCGCTGCCAACCGGCTCCGCTAACGCCTTGTAGATGCTTTAGGATTCCTCGCCTTAAGTTGGAGCTATCCATCAATACCTCAGCTTTCCAACTTTCAATCTTGCGAAGTTGGAAATCTCCTACTATAAGTCCTCATCGCCGCCAGCGTGCTGCAGGCCCCTGCCGCTCGATACCGCGAACGCTAAAAGCCGATGAGGAACCAGATGATCCGCTACGCCCCAGCCCCTGTCACATCCGCACCTTCACAGCCCGTTCGTTGCGCCCGCTCCCTGACGGAGCGCATGGCGGAGCATCTTCGCGAGGAGGCATTCTCCGGACGCGGTGACGTTCAGTCTCTCCGCGACCGCGGATGGAGCCAGGCTTCGATCGAGCGTCTCGGCCCGGCCGCGATCCAGCTCGCCCGCCGCAACTCGACCCGGCAGGTGGCGCCATGAACAGCGCCGACCTCTTCACCGATAGCGCCGAGCGCCGCTGTGATCCGCAGCTTATCGAGATCCTCACTGAGCGCATCACGATGTGGAACCGGCCGCTGGCCTATCTCCTTTCGGCGGTTGTTGCCGTCGCTCTCGGCTTCGCCGCTGCAGCGGGTGTGTGATGACGATGCTCGCCCGCCAGCCCCAGCCCCTCACCTTCCCGCGCCTGGCAGTCAAGCCGGTGTGGAATTTCCGCGCCGACGGAACCGTCATGGATCTCGCTGCACCCACGGTCAACGAGATCTGCTTCGTCGACATGGCGCGTGCGCTTGCCGGCGCTCGCCGGTTCGACGGCCGCGGCATACCGATTGCCCAGCATTGCGTCATGGGCGCCCAGGCCATCCTCAACGAAGGCGGCACCCCTTTGGAGGCAGCACTATTCCTGCTGCATGACGCGCATGAATGGCTGCTCGGCGACTGGACGGAGCCTGCACAGACCCTGCTCGGATCGCTGCTGCCATCGCTCGCCGTAAAATCGGCGATCGCGCAGATGAAAGGCGGATGGGACGCAGCGATTTATGCGGCAGCCAACCTTCCCCTGCCCGAATTCTGGACGACGCGCCAAAGGAAGCTGGTCAAGACCATGGACCAGCGGATGTGCCGAGCCGAGGCGATAGCGCACTTCGGGCCGGAGGCCGCGAACCGGTTTCCGCCGTCGGACCCGCCAAAGACCAGCGGCGCCATCTGCATCTGGGGCACGGCACGTGCGGAAGAGAAGTTCGCCGAATACTGCCACGCCTTCATCGGTCCGGACATCATTGCACGTCAGGCAGCACTTGCCGCTCGAACCAGGCGGAGGGCGTGAGCCATGCAGTTCGCCATCCTGTTCGATCCTGAAGAGATCCGCCTCCCTTTCGATGCGCATGACGTCAAGCTGCCGCTCGCGCGCAGCCCGGACTGCCTCGCCACATTGGTTGACGCGGACGGGCGCGACGTCCTGACGCTCGACGTCAACAACGACCGCCCTGACGCCGATGTCGAAGCGCTGGCGCAGCTCATCCTCACCATCATCAACACCAGCGCCGGCCTTCACCGGGCCTCGCGTACCTTCAAAACCGAAAGGACCGCCTGATGGCAAAGCACGTCCCTTTCCGTGTCCACTTCGAGGACGGCCACAAGGTCGATGTCGACGCCGAGACGGCACAGGATGCATCGAAGAAGGCGCTCGCCCGCCATGACGGCATCATCCGCAAGGTGAAGGTCGTCCGCGAAAGCGAGGCGGCATGACCGAGAAGATAACCGTCACAGTCGTCAAGACCTTTCCGGTCTCCGGTCGCAGCCTCTGCTTGACCGACGAGAGCGGCGCGCTGACTGGCGGCGTTCACAAAGACGGGTCGCCGCTGTCGCAGAGCTTCACCGTCGGCGCGGTTGCGCTGCAGGAAAAGGATGGCAGCTGCATCGCTGGTCCGGTCGACTTCTGGGACGTGATCGGCTTTGCCGAACGCATCATTGAGGGCGATCAGCGGGCACTGACCGCGCCGGTGGCCTCGCTTCTTCTCGCCACGGCGCTTGTCGGCATCGCGCGGACCTGGCCACTGCCCGGCACTGCGCCGGCGATGACGCGGGAGGCTGTCTGATGTCCGGCTCCGTCAACAAGGTCATCCTCATCGGCAATGTCGGCGCTGACCCCGAGATCAGGCGCACCCAGGACGGTCGGCCGATCGCCTCGCTGCGCATCGCGACCTCTGAGACTTGGCGCGATCGCACCAGCGGCGAGCGGCGCGAAAAGACGGAGTGGCATTCGGTTGTCGTTTTCGTCGAGGGGCTCTGCAAGCTCGTCGAGCAGTACGTGAAGAAGGGCTCCAAGCTCTACGTCGAGGGCCAACTGCAGACCCGCAAGTGGCAAGATAGCCAGGGCACCGACCGCTACTCGACCGAGATCGTCCTACAGGGCTTCGGCGCCAAGCTTGAGATGCTCGATAAGCGTCAGGGCTCCGGCTACCAAGCCGGCGGCACTGGCCCGGGCGACTACGGCTTGGACGAAGATCGGGCCACAGGCTCCTCCAGCACATCCTCAGGTTCTCAAGGCACGAGCAGCGGCAGCTTCTCTCGTGGTCTCGACGACGACATTCCCTTTTGACGGAGAGAGAAGATGAAGATCATACGCGATGCGCAGGCCCTGATGGGCATGCTGGAAAGCGGCGAACTCAATCGCGAGTTTACCGAGCAATTCACGCAGGTTCTGGAGAAGCTCGATGAGCTCTCCAATGATCAGCCGAAGATCACCTTCAAGGGCGAGGTATCCCTCAAGCTCAAGCTCGAGGTGAAGAACGGCATGGTCGAGATCAATGCCGAGATCCCGCCGGCGAAGCTGCCGAAGATCCCGCGGCGTGCCACCGTCTACTTCCTCGTCGACGGCGGCAGGCTCTCCACCGAGCATCCCCAGCAGAACGACATGTTCGGCGGCCCGCGCGAGATAGATCGCAGCCGCTCCCAGCTCACCGACGCCTAACCTTGAAGGAACAGGATCATGGATCAGCTATCTGAAACTGCCGTCAATGCCATCGCTGAGCTAACCCGCGACGCGGGCGTGACGGTGCAGAACATCACGCCGCCGAACATCCCCGGCCTGCCGTCTTCGGTCCCGGTGATCATCGACCCGAAATCCGGTAGCGCGAAGAGCGTCAAGTCGCTGGTCGAGGAATGGCGTGAGACGCCGGACCGGAAGCGCGGCACGGCCAAGGTTCATACTTTAGAAAGCTTCATCCACCTGGTCGACCGCCACAAGACCGAGGACAGCGTCATCTTCGCCGATATCGATTGGCAGAAGCCATCGCTGACGGCGATCATCGACTATCACGAAAAAGGTAACGGCGGCGAAGCCGACAATGGCAAGCATCGCATCTATTACCCCTTCCCTCTCTCCGAGGAGTGGAAGGAGTGGGTCCGCTTCAACGGCCAGCCGATGAAGCAGGGAGAGTTCGCGGAGTTCATCGAGGACCGGATTGCCGAGCTCGCAACGCCGCACGAGGAAGAGGTCGCCGACTGGCAGGACAAGCTCGGTGGAAAGGTCGCCTATCCGAACGAAATCGTCATGCTCTCGCGTGGATTGAAGGTGAATGCCGAAACCAAGGTCGTCAATCATGTGACGCTGTCTTCCGGCGAGGCACAGATCACCTTCGAGGAAGAGCATCGCGACCAGAACGGCCAGAAGCTCGTCGTTCCCAGCCTCTTCATCATCAAGCTGCCACCCTTCTTCCGCGGCGAGGCGGTGCGCGTGCCGGTTCGTCTCCGGTACCGCGTCCAGGCAGGTTCGTTGATCTGGTTCTACCAGCTTTACCGGCCGGACGTGTACATCACGGAAGAGGTCGAGCTCTCGCTCCAGCGTGCAGCCGCGGCGACCGAACTGCCCGCCTTCCAGGGCACTCCGGAAATGTCGGCCTGATCACCAGGGCGGCGCTTCCGGCGCCGCTCCTTTTCTCACCCCGAGGGAGCCTCCATGTTCACCGCAAGCAAGTCATCGCTCCTGGACGCCCTGAAGCTGGTCGGCCAGATCGTGGAGCGCCGCAACACGATCCCGATTCTGCAGAACGTCCTCATCGACCTCTGGGGCAACAGCGGCAAGCTGACGGCCCGGGTGAGCGATCTCGACGTGGAAGCGACCATCCCTTTCTCCGCAACCGTCGACACGGATTTTCGGGGGTTTACTGTCCCGGCCCATCTGCTGATGGATATCGTCAAGAAGCTGCCCGATGGCGCCGACGTGCGCGTCGAGGCCGCCGATCCCGATCTCGGCGGCGTAAACATCAAGTCCGGCCGCTCCCGTTTCAGGCTACCGGTTCTGCCGCCAAGCGACTTCCCCTCACTGGAAGGATCGGAGCTGCCGTTCACGATCGACATTCCAAGTGCGATGCTCGAGCGGGCGATCTTGGCCGTGCAGTTTGCGATTTCAACGGAAGAGACCCGCTACTACCTCAACGGAATCTATCTGCACGCGGCTCCCACCGGCGTGAAGCTGGTGGCAACCGATGGTCACCGCCTGTCGAAGCGGTTCATCCCTCTCGACGACGTGCCGCAAGAAATGCCGGGCATCATCATTCCGAAGAAGACCGTCGAGACGATCGTCAAGCACCTGCCAAAGGACGGTACGGTCACGCTGCAGGTGTCGGACGCGAAGATCCGCATGCTGATCGGCGACATGGTGCTGCTGTCGAAACTGATCGACGGTACCTTCCCGGACTACCAGCGCGTGATCCCGACGCACGAGAGCTTCATCGAATTGGAAGGCAAGCATCTTGCCGCCGCGATTGACCGCGTCTCGACCGTCTCCACCGGCGGCAGCCGGGCCGTCAAGATGACCTTCTCTGGCGGTACCCTGAAACTCCTGGTCAGCAACCCGGACGCCGGCAATGCCGAGGACGAGGTTGCCTATGAGGGCGAGGCCGAACTGGAGACCGGCTTCAACGCAAAGTACGTCAACGATGCGCTCGCCCGCCTCAGCGACGACGGGCTGCAGTTTCACCTGGGCGACCCCGGCTCGCCAGCCGTGCTTCGTGCCGATGGTGACCATGCGGAAAACCTCATCGTGCTGATGCCGATGCGCGTGTGAGGAGGCGATGATGACCCGACGTATCATCGACAAGGCGCACCAGGCCCTCCGCGACAAGCAGGCTCAGTTCTGCCGCATCAGCTTCCTGCGCAAGAACCAGGAAGGCCATATCATCCACTGCGGCGAGGACGATGACTGGACCGAGTGTCGCGTGAGCCCGGTCAGTTCCTACTCATCCTACGGCGAACAGACCTTTGCACCCGACCAGACCTATCAGCGCGATACGCTTCTCGCCCTCCTCGCCCAGGCATTCGAACTGGGCCGGCTGGCGAAAGCGCGAGAGATCAAATCCGTATTGGAGATCAAGTGATGTCAGAGCGTCAGGCGACACCAGGAGTGCATGAGAATTTCGCATCAGTCAGCGAGCCGAGCCTCGGCGCGGATCATCTCGATGAACTCGTCGCTGGTCATCCTGCGCGTCTCGGTCTCGCCGAGCTCACTGACGAAGGTGACCAGCCAAACCTTGCTGCTGATTTGCACCGCGAAGTGGGTAGCCTTGAGCATGAGGGTTCTCCTTTCGCCAAGGAGAAGATCACTGATGCTCGCGCCGATCTACTGACAGAAGTGTGGGGTTCTGATCAGGTCGCCCCCCCCACACCCTCATCACATTTGCGGGGTGACGACGAATGATCCGCGTCCTCGATCTCTTCTCCTGCATCGGCTTCCACTCCCTCGGCTTGGAGCGGGCATCGCCTGATTTCAAAATTGTCGCCTTGTGCGAAGCCAACGAACGCCGCCGGCAGGAGCTGGAACGGCTGCACCCCGGAGTTCCTATCTATGACGATGTCCGCACCCTGCCTGTCATCGAAGCTGACGTCGTTTTCGGCGGCCCTCCCTGCCAACGCACCAGTGTTGCCGCTGCCATCCATGGAAAGCGCGACGGGCATTCTCTCTGGCCCTACATGCTATGCGCCGGGATCGACGCCGGGGCAGAATGGATTGTCGTGGAGCAGCCGCCCGGCAACGCGGCGTGGGAAGCCCAGGTCTATCGACACCTTTCACGCGCTGGCTACCACGTCGCCCGATTTGTCTTCGGCGCTGAAGACGTTGGTGCGCCGTATCCACGCCGGCGAGTGTACCTTATTGCCTGCACCAGCTTGCCGAGACTGGAGATCGCCTGGCAGGCGGGACCATCCGCGATTGAACGCGCCAAGGGGGCAGCAGATGCCAGAGGTGATTGGGACCCGGATGCCATACCGACTTTCGATATGGATACTTGGCGCGCCGATGACGTGCTGGAGCGCCGGGAAGCCATAGAGGCTCTTGGTGATAGCAACCCTCCAGCGATGGCAGAGGTCATCGGGTACATGATTTCGGATGCGATGGCGGGGGGAGCGGGATTCGAACCCGCGCTACCTTTCGGTAGGACAGAGTATCGGTCTGCTGCCTTCAACCACTCGGCCACCCCCGTCGATCCGCAAGAAATGGCAGGGGCTGCTGATCTTTGCAAGACCCCACCGCCCCAATCGAATGTGAAGGGGGATTGAATGTATCGATTTAGCGAATGCCGGTTCATGTGGGGCCGATCTAAGGGCTCCTTAGTTGCTTGTAGGAACGATCATGAGAGTGCGGTATTCTTGAGCCAGCCTTTCCAGCCTGCTGCGGAAATTCTCGACGTCGTCCACAATCCGCTCAAGGCTTTCTCGCACCTCCTTAACATAGCTGTCGTAGAAACCAGTACCGTAGGGGAACTGCTGGCCCTTCGTGATACTGTTGTACCGCAGTATCTCGCGTTTGTGATCCAACGCGTCGTCGATGCGACCTCTTGCCTTGCGAAGGCGCTCAATCATCTCACCGTCGAAAAGCTCTTCGGTCTCCCTTACATCGCCGCGGTTGATCCGCTCACGCGCATACTCCACACCACTAAACAAGAAATCCAATTCCTCCCGAAGCAGGATTTTTCCTTTCTCCGGATTGCGAAGCGCACGAACCGCGTCTCTCATATTTTCCAGCGCTTCATTGAGTTCATCGACATCAGGGTTTGCAGCACGATCCACCCTCAGGGCATCCTTCCTGATGGTCAAAGAAACCTGCTGCGCGTGTCGCCCCTCCGCTTGCGTATCGGTCTCTCGCATTTGCCAGACGGTGAAGTAAGCGGCCGCTATCGCCAAGATACCGCCAAACAGAGTTTGAAAGTCATAAATGAACTGGCGGATGGGATTTCCGCCGAGACCGAACAAGTTCGGAGGCTCTGCGACGGCCAAGAACACAATCAACAGCATGGCACCAACTGCTATGACCGTGGGGAAAAACCAAAAAATAACATTACGTCGCATTCTCACAGTGCCCCCATTGTCCAACCGACATATCTATCGCCCCGCTGTCGGAAGAAGCATGAGCCTCTGCTCCCGTCAACACAGTCAGATGCGTTGAGGCTGTCGTCATGACCGCGACACTTCCACCGCTTCGCTGGCACGGCGGCAAGTGGCTGCTCGCGCCATGGATTATCAGCCATTTCCCCCAGCACCGCGTGTATGTGGAACCGTTCGGCGGTGGCGCATCGGTATTGCTCCGCAAGCAGCGATCCTACGCGGAGGTCTACAACGATCTGGACGATCAGGCGGTCAACCTATTTCGCGTGCTGCAAGACACCGATGCTTCCGAGCGACCGGTAGCCGCGCTTGAACTGACACCTTTCGCTCGCGCGGAGTATGAAATCGGATGGGAACCAACAGAGGAGCCCGTTGAGCTGGCGCGCAGGCTGATCATCCGCAGCTTTATGGGCTTCGGATCGCACGCACACGCTGACATGGGCGCAGGACACAAGACCACCGGCTTTCGGGCGAATTCCAATCGCTCCGGGTCTACACCGGCACATGACTGGGCGCGTTACCCGTTCCGACTCGCCGGCATCATTGAGCGGATGCGCGGCGTCGTGATCGAGCGCCGGCCGGCGCTGAAGGTTATGCGTACCCACGATGGCACCGACACCCTGCACTACGTCGATCCGCCCTACCTGCCGGAAACCCGTGGGCAGAAGAACGCCTATGATGCCAAGCATCAGTATAGGCACGAACTGACTGTTGCCGATCACGAGGAGCTGCTCGAGGCGCTTCGCGAACTGACAGGGATGGTGATCCTGTCCGGCTATCCCGCAGCGCTCTATGACGACGCTCTCCACGACTGGATGCGCGTCGAGCGCCAGGCTCTCGCCGACGGCGCCCGCCCTCGGATCGAGGTCTTATGGATCAATCCGCTCTGCGCGGACCGCCTCGAGCAGGAGCAATCCCAGCGGTCCCAGATGATGTTCGAAGGTGTCTTATGACCAACGACAAGAACCCATCACCCCAACCGAGGGAGTGCGGGCCATGACCTTCCGTGGACGTGTCTTCCTGCTCGGCTTTGCCGTCTCGATCCTGACGTGGGGCGGGATCATGGCTGCAGTCTTATCTGCATTTTCCTAAATGGAGGTTGCATGATCAGCGGATCATCCCCCTTTGACGGCCTCCCGATGTTCGCCAGCGATCAGGACATTGCTGTTGCGATCGTCGGCAAGAAGGCGGCCGGCGATTGGCTGAAGACACGTTTCCCGGCGATCGAGAAGGCGCCAGGCTTCCCCAAGGTAGATCCTCTGCACGGCGGCAGACCAGTTCCCCTCGTTAAGCTTTTTTATGATACATACCTGCACGTGCCGAAGGCTGGCAGGGGAATGCCGGACGGCGAGGAGAATGAGGGCGCATGGAAGAGGTCCAGGCAGAAGGCTTGAAGTGGATCAAGCGCGCCAATCGCCGGGTTCCCTACTGGGTTGCTGACGAGACCGACGTCAAGAATGGCTACGTGCCAAAGACGGTCAACCTCGACAAGTTCCGCGACCAGCCGGACATTCTCGTTGCCCGCTGCAATCTCCTTCAGGCGGAGATGATGCTCTGGCGCGCCGGCTTCCGCCGCGAGGAGATGAAGTTCGACGGCTCGATCCGCTCGCTGCTGAACATCTATCAGCGAGATCCCGAGAGCTCTTACCAGAACCTCAAGCCCGGCTCGCTGGTGCCGTACAATCACTATCTCCAGAAGATCGAGGAGCACATCGGCACGCGCCGCGTCGACCAGATCGACGGCATCGATGTGCTGCGCTGGCATAAGGTTTGGTCGGAGAACGGCAAGCATCTGGCCGCTGCGTCCACCTGCCGCGCAGTCCTTGAAGCTGCCGTCAAGCACGGGATCCTGCGCCGGTACGAAGGATGCATCGAGCTGCGCCAGATCCTTGTGACGGCCAGGGCGCAGCTTCCGAAGCCTCGGCCGCGCGAGGTCGTTATCACGGCCGACGAAGTCGTTGCTGCCCGCCTGGCAGCGCATGCCGCTGGCCGTCCGTCGTCCGCGCTAGCTTACGCGCTCGCCTTCGAAACGACGCTGCGCCTCTGGGACATTATCGGCCAGTGGTGGCCGCTGGACAAAGGCGGCATGTCGGACGTCATCAGCCCTGAAATGGGAATGAAGTGGTTCGGTCTGAGGTGGGAAAACATCGACGAGACAATGCTGCTTCGCTATCGGCCATCCAAGACGGATGGCACGACGGGCAAGTCGATCATCTACCCGCTGACGAAGGCGCCGATGGTGATGGAGGAGCTTGATTATTGGCCCGTCGAAAAGCGGACAGGGCCAATAATCGTCTCTGAGGAAACTGGCCTCCCCTACCTCAACCGGGTTGTGACGGAACGGTGGGAAGCAGACCGCAAGGCCGCCGGCATCAGCTCCAAGGCATGGGCGCGAGATCTTCGCGCTTCCGGCATTACGGAAGGTCGAGCTGCTGGCGTTGAGACCGACGATGCAGCCAAAGTGGCCGGCCACTCCACCAAGAGAACGACATCAGCCGTCTACGACCGTGCGGCGATCGAGGCCGCAGAGCGATTCGCTGATGCAAGGATCAAGGGCCGCGCTGACGGCGGCAAACGCACCGAAAAATAGCCGATCAACAGCCGCTATAGGCGCTTAACCACAACTTTGTGGGGTTTTGCATCGTCTTGCAGCTAAAAGATTCGACAATTCCCGAACGAATCGCGAAATTGGAAAGGTCCACACGTCTGAACCACGTGTGGACCTCGAAGTGTTAACAGCCGGAAGGGGCTGCCTGTGTGATCACCACCGGACAATGATTCATCCGGTGGGAGCAGTCAAGCCCTGGAAGGCGCCTTTATAGGAGAGCCATCATGGCGATAACGACGCATCCCCTGACCGGGGTGGAAATTAATCCCGTTGTAATTGAGCGCAAGGCATTGTCGTTCGATGAAGCGGTGACTGCCCACGTCATGCGAATGCAAGGCGTAAAGTACAACATCATCGCGCAGCATCTCGGCACAAACACTCACCGGCTCGGTGAGGTGTTTCGTGGCGAAAAGCATAGCGGGTCGCGCCGCGTTGCAGAGGCGTTGATCCGCAAGGTCAACTGA